GCATCAGCGCGACGCTAATTACGAACAGGGCAACGACAACAGCCAGTAGGAGAAGAAACGGCATGACCTGGAATTACCACATTATGTTGAGACTTAGTAGTAGTAGTTCACGAGCCCGATCGGATTGGTGAGCGGGATGCGCTCCTGCCCACCGAAGTTCAGCACGTTGTTGTGCAGCGGCCCGCAATCGCCGTCAGGCTGCGCATCGGTGCCGGACTTGTGGTTGCAGCCCAGGACCACGTTTAGTAGCGCGCCCGGTCCGAGCCCTGTCGCAGGCCCGCTCAGCAGTAGGCGCAAACCACCGCTTTCGACGCGCAGAATCGTTCGCGTCTCGATGTTCCCGTTGAGACCGATCCACTCGACCATGCCCTGGAGGAACTTGTCCGCACCGCGCTGGCCCCACCATCCATTCGGCAGGATCACGCGCGCGCCGTTGATGCTCTGCACCGTGGTGGTGACCGTCGCATCAACCTTGGAGGCGTTGCACAGCCCGTCGCCCTGGCTGTAGAGGACATGCGGGCAACCATACTGGTACCGACGCCGGCAGCCGTTGCGTTGGAGCATCGTGCTGATCGGCTTGCAGGAGAACTCGGCCTGCGAACCTTTGCGGGAGCAGGAGGTGACGATTCCACTCCACACCACGCGGTAGTCACGATCAGGATCGTCCACGTGCCCCTGGTAGATCACAAGAGTGGTCACCGACGATGGCGGATAGTTCAGATACAGCCCTGCCAGTTCGCTGTCCTGTTCCGTCGTAACAGTCAGGGTAGATTTGTCTATCGAAGCCGTAGACTTCAGCTTGCCGCGGTCGATCGGGATCGGTTGGTAATCGTTACCGCCAAAATTTACGGTTTCTTCAGCATCAGTGTATCCGAAATAGCTTGCTTGACCGACTCCGTACTTGAACAAGTACAGATTGACGGGATCACCAGAGAAACGCGATGCTTCATAACTGCTAAGAGACATAGCGCCGGCTCACCTCAGGAAAGCTGATGTTGACGATGCGGTCGAGTGGGTCGAGAATGCGCGACACAGAGAACGCCACGCCCCAAGCGTCGGCCAGCCACGCCGCGGCATCGGTCAGCGGGAAGATGTCATCCGGCGGTGCGACGGGCAGATCTTCCAGGGACAGCACCGTCAATTGCGTCTGGGAGACGGTGCTGGTCACGCAATCGAGCGATAGCTGATCGACCCCCATCCGATAGACCGACAGCCACCGCAACACCGCGAGATCATCCAGCGGGCAAGGCCACGGCTCATCAGTGGTAAGGACCGTGTTCGATCCGCTTAGACCACTCGCCGTGACCCGCCGATAGAACTTGATGCCGTTCCACTCCACCATGATCGCGCGGCGAGTGTCGTCCCCCTGGTAGAGGTCATTGGCCCAGTTCCCCTGCACCGTCACCGTCGTCGAGGTGCTGTCCAGGATTGTGAAGTCATCCTCATAGGACGGCATGTAGAACTCACCGCGCTGCCCCTTCATGCGCAGGAACAGTGCAACCAGTCGCGTGCGATCGTCCACGGTCGGCGTCAGCATCTGCAGTTGCTTCATGCGAACGCTGAAAGCGACGGGGAAATAATTAATCACCCGACCTCTTCCGAAGTCCACCGTGTCGATGAACTTGCGGAACTCGCCTTCGATTGGCTTGACGCGGTTCGGTGCGAAGGTGAACACTTCCCGCTTGTTGAACACATCGTCCGGAGAGCCAAGATCCTCAGGCAATCCAGCCGCTGGGTCGGCCGCGATCGTCACCTCGGCTTCCTGCACCGTATCAGTGTAGTCACTCACCGAGGTGGAGTCGCGAAGCCGCCCGCGCACGATAGGATGTAGCGACGCGAAACCAGGCACCGGCGCAGAGAGCGGATCAACTAAATAGACCGTTGCGCCCTTGACCGACTGAACCTGTGCGAGTTGATACGGCTGGCCGCGTGCCGCCACGATGATTTCTTCGGCGCCTGCGCACCACGACGGGATGGAGCCCGCGATCTGGAGTGCGTTGGAGCCTGCGCCCGCTGCCGTTGCCAGGGTGGCGAATCGGGACAGGTCGGGCGCGAGCAGCGTTTTGCCCTGCAGCAGCGCCAAGGTGCGACGGAACAGCCGCGTGTCATCGTCGCGCGTCGTCGCCGTGAAATGGAACGTCCGTCGCGGCGTGGTGCGCTGAGCGCGCCGCTGCTCCTTGCCCGATCGACTGGTGAAGATGTCCGTCTTGAACTCGTAAGACACCGTGTAGGGTTGCCGCCAGTTGGGCGGGAATGGCCAAAGCGGAATCGGATCAAGCGGCATCAACCGAGCGCCTTCGGGTTGTTGCGAATAATGTTCAGCACGGCGCGCTCACCGGACTTGGTGCGAAGCATCATCTCGGCGGCGTGTTCAGGGTCCTGCGCATTGATGACGGTAATGTTCTGAGGCTGTTGACCCGAGGCATCCGAACCGCCACCCGACCGGCCGGCATTGGCGCGGTGGCGGGGGTCGGTGTCCGGAAGCACCTCCTCGCCGACCTTCAAAACGGCGGGCCGCTCATCCGGAGCGAGGCCAACAATACCGCCTGTGTGATAGCGAGGTGCGGTCGCAAACCACGCAGGGCTGACCGAACGCATGGTAGCGTTGCCACCGACAATGCCGCCGCCGTGGAACACGCCCGCCATGGCGCCGCTCGGCACCGGAACGCCCAGCGCTTTCAGAATCTGCACCGCAGCGGCGTAAGCCAGCAACTGCAAGATCATCTGCGCAATTGACTGGATGAACGAGGCCGCGAACTCGCGAACGCTCTCGCCCAACGACTTGAACACGTTCTTGCCCTGGGTAATCTTCGTCAAGAAGCTGGTGATTGAGTTTGTCAGACTCGACGAGAACGACTGTGCGATTTGCTTCGCGGAGACGCCAGCAACCTTCCCCCATTCCTGGCTCTGTTCCTTGCCCTGTTGCAGCTTCTCGATCACGTTGTCGAACTGCTTCGTGTCAACGATCCCCAACTGCACGCGCTGCTCTGGCGACAGCGCCTGGTAGAACTGGATGAGTTGATCGTAAGCGGCTTTCAGCTTCGGCGTCAGCGCCTCCACCTGCTTGTCGATATGGTCGGCGGCGCTGTTCTCGCCGATCGACCGCAGGAATTCGGCCTGCGCCTCCAGGAGCCGCTTCTGTTCTTCCAGGGCGTCCACCGGGCGCTGATTATCGGCTAGTGACGCCTTCAGCATCTCGGCCGCGTGCTGCGCGTCGAACAGCGCCCCCGCCACGTCCTTCGCCGCAGCGATCTGCTCGGGCGACACTTCGACGCGCGTCTCGCCGGGCTTCAGGTTCTTGTTGGCGTCCTCCGCCTTCTGCCGCAACTCGCGCTCGGCGTCGGTGATGGCCTTCTGGCGCTGCGCCGCGATCAGCGCCGTGCCGTAGAGCCCCACTTCCTGCTGCAACGCCTTTACGGCGTCCTGGCGATCCTCCACGCCGTGCCGCACCGCTTCGTTGAAGTTGTTCTGCCGGTTGGTCGCTTCCTGGATTAGGTTCGCGATGGCGGCCTGCCCCTCCGTCTGGGCCTGTCCCGTGTCGCCCATGCGCGCCGCCATGAACGTCTGCAGTTCGCCCGACGTGCGATAGCGACCCTTCCCGCCATCGGTGCGGAGGTACGACTTGTTCCCTGATAGGACCGCATCGGCGTTGGGCATCCGGCGCAGCACCGTATCAACCGGCGTGTCGGCGCCCGCGGTCAGCACCGCCTTGGCCCCTGCCCCACCCAGGAAATGAGCGAGGTACAGGTTGCCGGCGGTGACCTTGCCGCCGAACGATTCTAGGAACTTGGCGTTCTCGCGCGCATATTCGTCGATGATGCCGCGCGCGACGGCCTCGTTCTGACGCAGCGCCAGCACCTGGTCGCGGCTCATCCCCGAGGTCATGTCGGGGTAGACCTTCTTCGCCAGGCTCAGCCACGTCGTCTCGGTGAACTGCCCATAGCCCGACGCGGAGGAGTACGGGTTCTTCCCCGCCCCGCCTTCCGCGCCGATGACGCGACCCTCGAACTGGTGGATCTCCTTCTCGCGATCGGCGGCGGCCTGTTTCGAGCGCGCGTCGCTCTCCTTCTCGATCGTGGCCGTCTCATGCGCGACGGCGCGACGGCGCTCCGCTGCTGCGACCGCGGCATCCGTGGCGGATCGGGCAGCCTGCTCCCCTGCCAGGAACTCGCGCTGGGTGCGCTCCTGTGTGGTGAGGAGCCGCTGCTGGCCGGCGTCGCGGAGCCGCTGCAAGTCCTCCTCGATCTGGATTTGGTGGACCTTGTCGGCGTCCTGCTTGGCCTGCGTGCTGTTTCCACCACCGGTCGTGACCGCGCCACCAGGGTCAGCGGCGTCCTGCGGGTTGCCCTGGGCGGCTTCAAGCCGTCGCGCCGCATCGGCGTTGGCACGCCGCGCCGCAGCAACCCTCACCGGATCGCCCGACTTTTCGGCTGCCGCCACCGCATCGGCGCTGCTGTTCAGGTCACGGGCCGCTTCGGCGATCTTGGCCGCGTTGACGATGCGGTCCACGTCGCGCGCGATGTCGCTGATCTTGCGCGCGAACTCGGTGAAGTCCGCCAGAAGGTGCTGGATGACGACGTTGCCGCCCAGCGCGTCGAACAGCGCGTGGACGGAACTGGTCAGCGACCGAACGGCATCGCCCCACTCGCCCCTTGATTTACGGGCGAGCTCATCCTGCTTGCCGATGTAGATGTCGAGCGCTTCGGCTTGAGCCTTCTGCGCGTCACCCTGTTCGAACAGGGTGCGGATCTGGGTGCGCTGGCTGGCGGTCAGGAAGTTGAGCTTGTCGTCCAGCTTCACGACGGCGTCATACCCGCCGGAGAACGCCTCGGCGAGCAGCGTCGCCGCTTCGGGCAGTTTGATGCCCAGGGTCTCCGCCGTCTCTGAAGCGACGCGGCCGAACGTGGCGAGCCGGTCCGGCGAAATGCCGTGGTCGAGAAATGTGCTGAGGGCGGCCTTGGCGTCGTCGGCTGATGCGCCCAGCCGCTGAAGCTGCTTCTGCTCGTCGGCCAGCGCGGCGGCGTTGTAGCTGCCACCGTCCGATCGGAAGCTGAGTTGCGCCGTCCAGCCGCGAAGCCGGCCCGCGTCGTCCGCGGCGCCTTTGATCGCTACGCCCAGCGCCACGAACGTCGCGACACCCGCCAGGATGCCGGGGTTCGACAGCGCGCCGAGCACCACCCCGCCAACCTTCGGAAAAAGCTGCAGGATCTGGCCGCCCTGCTGCGCTACCACCTGGGAGAGGTGCTGACCGGAAGCGAGGCCGGTCACAACGTCGTTGATCTGGTAGCTGAGGTTCTGCACCTCGTAGGGCTTGAGACCGAACAACCCCAGCTTGCCGACCGCAGCGCCCGCCTCCAGCGACTTCTTGCCCGCTTCCAGTTCGGCGGCGAGACGCACCTCGGTACGGGCCAGCGCTTCGCCGCTCAGCCGGCCGGCGTCTTTCAGCTCGCGGGCGCGGGCGAGTGCGACGTTGTACCGTTCCTGCAGCACCGCCAGGGGGTCGAGCGCTGCGGCCAGCGCCTTGGCGTCGGCCGCATCACGCGCCGCCTGCTGCTCTTCCGCTTTCAACGCCTCGACACCGGCACGCACCCGCGCCTCAAACATCTGATGCGCGACAGCGGCTTCGTGAATGGCCTGATCGTTGACGGCCTTGGCGGCGTCGCGAGCGGCTTGCTCCTCTTCCTTCAGCGCCTGAACGCCAGCACGCACCCGCGCCTCAAACATGGCGTGGGCGACGGCTGCCTCGCGATTCGCCTGCGCTTCAGCGTTCTTCGCCTCCACGGCATCGGCCTGCGAAGCGGCGGCAGCGGTGTTGCGCTCGAACGTCGTCGGCCCGGCCGCGAACACCTGAGCCGAGAGTTCGGCCGACTTGCCCGAGTCCCGGTACTGCGATGCTTGGATAGATCGAAGCGCCGCGCCTTTTTCGCGTAGTTCATTCTGCTGCCGAAGCGTCTGAGCAACAGCGTCTTCTTTGCGCCGCAATTCATCAGCCGCGTTCAATGAACGCTCAGTTGCAGTCAAGCCTGCCGCGAATATACTCGCTGATCTTTCTGCACTTTTACCCGAGTCGCGGTACTGCGATGCTTGGATATTATTGAGAGTGCGAGCGGCTTCGCTTTGCCTGTTCAGGGACTCAGTTGCTTGGTCTATGCGCTCTCGTGCAATGTTCTGGCCATCGGCAACGTCACGATACACAGACTTGAGATCAAGAAGAGAAGATCGTCCAGACTGTACGCCGTTAATTGCTTTCTCGTAGGCACGCTCGAAACGCTGAACAGCCGACTCGGCTTGACGCAACTGACCTTGCGCGGACTTGAGCGTTTCGCTCAAGCCATCTCGCTTCGGTCCAATAAACGCCTTATCCGCTTCAGTTTGAAGTAGTGAAACGGCCCGAGTCAGGGTCTCGACTCGCCCCTGTTGCTCGCTAAGTGCGGCAGCCGCAGCATGGGCCGCAGTAGCTGATTTACTGATTGAAGCCGAAGTGCGCTCACTCGTGCCCACAACCGACGCAGCAGCCTTGTCCAGACTGGCGAGTGCCCCCGCTAATCTACCGAGATCGGAAGATCCATCTTTAGCACCCTGAAATACCTGCTGCAAAGCTTCACCGAGTGAAGCGATAGCTTTCTCGCCCTCAGTGCGAGCCTTGATGACTAGATTAACATCGGAGTTCCGACTGGTAGCCATCTACTGTTCTCCGGTCAGTCGGGCGATGATCGAGTCGAAGTATTGAGCCCCTTCCTTCGACATGACGGCGGCGGCGGCAGCGCGGAGCGTGATTGCCTCAGTCGAAATGCGTCCATTCTCGCGCTCGACGATCAGGGCTGCCTCATCCATCACCAGCACCAAGGGCCACTGCCAAACGGCATCTTCCGCATAGCCCGCTCCGACGAGGAGGCTCAGACTGCGCCGGATGCCCCAGAGCCACTCGTCGATGCTTGCTGGCCGATCGCCCCCGTCGCCGCCTTTGCCATCTTCACGACGAGGGCGAGGAACTTTCCCGGCGGCATCTCCGACGTGAAGGTCAAGTCGCCGATCTTGGCCAGCGCGTCGGCCTGCACCGGAAACGGTAGAGCCGCAGCCACTGCGTAGGCATCGTCGAACTCGTCAACGATGTCGGGAGAACCGCCGGACGCCACGACGATCAGTTCCGCCAGCAGCGTCGGCGCGTCCGCAGCCAGCTTCGTCGCAACGTCGTAGATGTCCGCCTGGGACGCCTCGGACGCCATCGCCTGTTTGAACAGGTCGCCGAACTGACCGGTGTGCCGGCGGTACAACGCGAACACCTGAATGGGGTTCAGGCCCCGAACGACGAACGAGTCGTCATCCGAGGCCTGAACGGTTGCTTCGCGGATCGGCCGCTTCAACTTGAGCAGAGTGGACATCAGGCGCTGTACGGCTGACCGTTTATGTAGAACGCCGCGGCGCCGGGCTTCTTCAGGATCTTCATGTTGAAAGACAACACCTGAAGCGCGTTCTCGGCCTTGAGCGCAAACTCACCGTTCGGCGTGATACGCACCCACGGCATGAAGAAGTCGTTGTTAGTGCCCCAGGTGTTGTCGGCGACAAACTTGACCGCGCCTTCGAACGGCGTGCTGCCCGAAATCACCTGAGCGACACTGCTCGCGAGCTGGTCGTAGGTGACGGCAAGGTCATCGGTGCCGCTGACGATCGTGCCGCCGGCCGACGCAGGAACGATGTAAATCTCGCCGCGCTTCAGGTCCGCCACGTAATCGGTGCCGGGCATCTTGGTCGTGCCGCCGACCTTCACGACCAGATTGGCGAGGCTGCGCCGGCCGTAAGGCGTGGCGGTCGCCATGCCGAGCTGATAGGTCAGCCCGGCGATCACGTCCGGCAACGTCTCGGTCAGTCCCGTGGCCGCCGTCGCGCTGGCGATCAACGACGTGCCGAGGAAGGTCATGGCCAGATTGTCGTTCGACACATTGTCGGTCGAGAACGTGCCGGCCCGGTTGGTCTGCACGGGGACGGTGAAGTCCATCTCGCCGACGCCGTGATCCATGCCGTAGTGGTCGAGATCCTGCGTCGTGACGGTAAAGCCGAACGCCGGGTTGTTGCCGATGTATCGGAAGCCCAGCGGATTCTGCGTGCCAGGCGCGAACCGTGCGAGGTGCGTCTCGCCTCGCCCAACGGTGTAGTTATTGTTGACGGGCGTGACGGCCATGCGGGTGGTCTCCTCTGCTCACATCCACATTATGTTGAAACTGTGGAAAAGTCTAGAGCGGCGCTTCCACGATGGTGAGCGTCACGGGCAGCCAGAAGTACGCCTTTGCCGAAACGTCGTCGGCGGGCCGCACGACGCCTCTTCCGATCGACATCGCAGCCAAGGCGCAACCATCGGGCGCGAACGTGGAAGCGCTGAACGGGTCCGTGCTACCTTGCCGTCCGATTTTCCGGCGGTTGCGCTCGAAGATAAGGCGGCGTCGCACGTCCTGGAGCAGATAGTATGCCGGATCGGTGGGATGCGTGGGATCGTCCTTGACGAACCCCTGGATCAAGAGCCCCCACAGATACTCGGCTTGCGAGCTGTCCTGTGGAGATGGAAACAGCTCTTCGCCCGGCTCAACTGCTTCCAGCACGCTCACCATGGGAATGGGATCACTGTCGCCGAACCAAGCCCTGCCACGGAACACGCGTTCCTGCGTCGAGCCGTCGCCGGGGTCAAAGTCGGAAAGATCGTTCGTGTAGCCGTCGCTAGGAACGATCTCTTTGAGGGATGAGGTGAGCGCTCGAAGCAACAGCAGCCGAAAGGGAACAGTCACAGGTTCAACTCCCAAAGGCGCATGAACTCGTCACCAAGAAACTGCTCGGCTCCCGGCGCAACATCTTCACGAACCGTAGCGAATACCTGATCCACCGCCGGCCCGTAGAGCAGATATAAATTGCCGCTCAAACGAGCCATGACGCGCTTGTTGTGAACGACCTCGCCGGGTTTGAGTCGGATCGCCAGTCCTAGATTGTTCTGCGTCTCGATGTCGCTGCGCCCAGCTGGCAGGCGGATCACAAAAGCGCGCTCCATGAAGCGGGCGAAGCCTGGGGCGACGCTGACGGTGACGCCAGGCTTGCCGATTGCGGGACTGCCCTGCACGAAGCGGGCGAGGCTAGTCGGCTTGGATCGCCCGGTGATTACGGCTTCGAGGCTACCACTGGTGGCGCGTTGAGATACGCCCAGGCGCTGCTGGCCGCTGCTGTCAGTGCCGGTAAGGTACTGCGCTTGAAAATTGACCTGTGCGCGGATGCGCCGGCGCGCCTCTGGGGAGGTGCGGTCAGCCGTGGCGTTCACGGCCCTCAACGCGGCGTTGACGATTCGAGCCGGAAGCGCTTCAAGTGGGCGATCGGCCGACAGCCCGTCAACCGCTACCACGAAATCCTCAGCCATCGGACGGTAGCGGCAGATCCGCCGCATCGGCCGCGTCAAGCCGCGTCACTGTGGCGGTGGTGGTGATGTCGTCCGGCGGTTGAACGGTATCAATCAGATACGCTTCACCCGGCTCAACGGAGACGATAGCGCCTCGACGGATAACAGGCGGAGCGTCATCAGCGATGAAAACGAGACGCGGCGTCTCGCTCTGCATCTGGGCGTATCCCTTTGCATTCGCCAGCGTGCCGAGCGGTTCGAACTTCTCGAACACGCGCACGGTGCAGGGATGCGGGTCAGATGAACGGGTGGCAAGGTAAAGCGCCGGGACCGCACGATCCTTGTGCAGGTCCCGGCGCATCTGCCGCACAGCGTCTCGTGCGCGGCTCACGACGATCAGCCGAGCGGATCGGAGGAAGTGTCCTCCATCTGCTTGAACACGGCCGCTTCGGCGTCCTTCAGGTCACGCACGGCACCGAGCGCGCGCAAATCGGAGTCCTCCTGCGCATCCTTGGGCCGGAACATCGTGCCAGGCTGCTGCTTGCCGTTGATGAGGTGCAGCGCGAAGACGGGCTTGATGTCGGTCTTGGCGTCCGCCACGGGCGGCGTCGCCGCGGCGGCGGGCTGCGCCACATCCTTCGCGGTGACCTTCTTGTCGTCGGCGGCGTTGTCGGTCTTGTCGGCCATGGTGGTGGTTCTCCTTCACGAGAGGAAGCCGGCGGGCTGGCTTGACCCGCCGGCTTGGGAAAGATCAGCCCGCGACGTTGGTCGGGGTGAGCTTGTAGGTGGCGTTCGGGTTGATCGGCACCATCAGCGGTGCGCTCTCGAACGACATGTTCTCGACCTTGACGCGCTCGCCGGTGACGAAATTCTTCGGGAAGATCGGGATCGCCTGGAACTGGGCGTCAATGTCCTTGATCCGACCGAAGGCGGACACGCCCATGATGGCATCGGGCGTCGAAGTGAACACCATCTCGTTCGTGCCGACGTAGCGGGTCTGCTGGCCACGCGGGCCGTAGGTCTCATTGTTGACCCACAACTCGATCTCCTGGCCGCCCGCGCCGCCGACCGTGATCGTCCCGACCTTGAACACCTTGCCGCCATCGACGCCGCCCGTGGTGAGGCCGCGCTCCAGGCTGATGCCGCCATAGGGACGATAGGCGTCCATCGCCGCCTTCATCTCCGGGTCCTTGCGAAGGACGGACCAGACACCGCCACCCATGGTGGCCTTGGTGAACATGCCGCCGAACTCGGCATTGTTCATCGTGTCGCCGATGGACTGGAACTTGTCCAAGATCGACACACCCGCGTCGCCGAAGCGGTTGCCGGAGGTCAGGATCTCCGTCTGGTTGGCGTTGCGCTGGAAATCGACGTGGTAGGTCTCGCCCGACAGATAGGTGATGTCGAGGAAGCCGTCGATGATCGAGCGCGCCCGCTGGTGCTCCCACCGGCGCCAGATGGACAGCATCGCCTCGGCGGTCATCGCCGCCTTGAGCTGAGCGCGCCGCACCATCGGGTCGCGCAGGTTCAGTTCGGGATGCAACATCGAAACGTCGATGCCGGCGAGCGGCTGGAGCGCCTTGTCGTCGTCCACCGACTCCTCCACCACCACGTTGGCGGGGCGGAAGCGGTAGGTGCGAGCGCTGTCGTCGTAGACGGACAGACCGCGGCCCTTCGGCAGCACGTAAGGCGCGAGCGCCCGGCTGTGGATCGGCAGTTTCTCGAAGTCGATATAGTCCTCGTCGGAGAGGAACGTGTTCGAGTCCGGGAAGAACTGGCCGAAGTAGAACGTCTCCTTGGTGCGCGCGCGCATGACGCCGAGCAGCTTGGAACGCTGCCACAGTTCATACGGGTTCTGGGTCGCGTAGGTGGTCATAGTCCTGTCAACCTTTTGTTGAGACTGCGGGCGCAGTTAGGTTTACGAAAGCACCTTGCGGCGGCGGAAGATGAGCAGCGCGTTGCCGACCACGGAAGCAATCTTCTGCGCTGCGGTGGTGAACGAAGCGTCCCACACGAGCGGGCTGCCCGTGCCGAGGTCGTCGTCGCCGACGTTGTAGACGCCGGTCAGCACGACCTCGCCCATGGTCGTGGTGTTCGCCGCGCCGGAGACCGAAGCGTGCTCCAGCACACCGATCGGCGTGATGGCGTTCGCGGGGGTGGCATTGTAGGTCGCCATGACCAAGCGCTTGTCCGCGGCGAGGCCGACGACCGCGAACTTCGCCAGGTTCTGGTTGTCACTGAGCATGATGCGAACAGGCTGCTCGCGGCCCGGCTCGGCGCCCGCCGTCAGATCGGACTGCACGTAGGTGTCCATCTGCTCGAAGGACGGGCGGTTCACGATGCTCGGCTTGTAGGTGGTATCAACGTTCGCCATGGTGGCGTTCTCCTTGTCCTGGCGTTACTTCTTCGGGATGGTGAAGCCGGGCGTGCCGGCCGCGCCGATGATCGCGAGCACATCGTCGGCGCTGGCGGAGTCGGGCTTGCCACCGTTCTGCTGCTGCTGCTCATGGCCAGCACCAACGTTCGGGTTGTCCTTGCCCATCGCGTCGTTGAAGCCGCCACCCTGCGACTGTTCGCCGCCCGGCTTCTGCTCCTTCGGCGCCACCGCCAGCGCCGCCTTGGCGTCGTCGGACGACATGCCGGTCTTGAAAGCGAAGTGATTCGCCAGCGCGCCGCGCTCCTTTGCTTCCTCGCTGCCGAGGATCGCGCCGATGCGGGTCGTCGCCGCCTCGCCGCCTTCCTTCAGACCGGCCGCGTGGCCCTCGGTGCGCGCATCCGCCACAGCCTTGTCATGGGTCGCCTGATCAACGCCCTTCTGTTCCGTCGCCATTTCGTCGTCTCCTTGGTCGTCTGGGGTGTCACACGGGTTCGCCGAGAAGGCCGCCACCTCGTCGTCGAGAGATCCGATCAGATCGGCCAGGCCGTTCGACGTTGCCTGCGTGGCGGTGTAGCAGTAGGCCTTCAGGTCTCCCCGAATGGCGTCCGGCGACAGGCCACGACTCCGTGACACGGCGGCCACGAAGATCCCGTAGAGTTCGTCGATCCGCGCCTGGATGCGCTCCTTGGCATCATCCGACAGCGGCTCGGTAGGGTTGCCCTCGACCTTGGAAGGGTCGCTGGCGATGAACGTCACCTTGATCCCGGCCTGCTGAAGCGCGCCGGAGATGTCGATGTGGCTAGTCACGACACCGATCGAGCCGACGCCGCCCGTGCGGCTGACAACGATCTTGTCCGCGACGGTGGCGATGGCATAGCCTGCCGAATAGGCAGCTTCGTGGGCGAACGCCCGCACCGGCACGCCGACCGACGCCTTCAACGCCACCATCTTGTCCACGGCGTCGAAGCAGCCCGCCACCATGCCGCCGGGCGTGTCCTCGATCAGGGCGATGCCCTTGACGACACCGGTCGCGTAATCGCCGCAACCACGCTGGAAGGCGCGCCAGATGTAATCGTAGCCCGTCGCCCAGGAGCCAAGCGCATAGGGGAAGTTGTGAAGTAGGACGCCCTTCACCGGGATTTGGAGAATGCCGTCCTTCACCACGTACGGGCGGACCCGCTGCCCCCAGGCGTCATCCGACGCGGGCCAGAAGTCGCCATCGTCGCCGGCCGTGACGGTGCGCGCGAAGTCGGGATGCGCGACGGCTTCACGGAGGCACAGTTCGAAGCGCTCCGACATCTCCGGATGCACGAGCGCCGGCACGCCAGCGAAACCTGCGAACAGCGGATTGCTCATGCCAGCACCTGGAGCACGCTGGCGAAGAAACCAATGGCCTCCGATCGCGTGAATTGGCGCGTCGCGGTCGCGGCTTCCTGATCGCCCTTTGGCGCGCTGCGGATAGTCACAGTCACGTCGTCGGCATTACGCGAGACGTTGATGTAGCCAGGGAACTGATCGACCGTGATATCAGTCAGGCTTTCTTGAAGGATGCTCACTTTTTCTTCTTCCCTTCGCCATCGGCCGCCGGCTCGTTGGTCGGCTGAGCGCCGCCCTCGACGGCGTTCTCCATGCCGGTCGTGTCGGTGGCGTTGAGGATCGTGATATCATTCGCCTCTTCGAGCGCCTTTACGAGCACCAATTCACGCGCCCGCTGACGCAGCTTCTTCCGCCAGTCCCCGCCGAGCCGGGCAATTTCCTCTTCGAGCGTGGACAGGCCGTTGTTGATGCGCAGCACCGCAGCCTGCGTCTCCTTCAGCTCGTCGATCTGACCGCGAGAAGCCCCGATCCAGTCGCACCGCGTCAATGCGTCGAAACCGAGTCCCAGCACGCCGCCCGAATAGATGAGCGGCTGCGCGCGCTTGGCGGGCAACGTCGTAATGCGGTTGTTGTTGATCTGCTCTTCCAGCCAGAGCCGGTAGACGATAGTCGCGAACCGATCGGCGATCAGCTTCTTCAGCGACGACATCGCCTTCCACGTCTCCGCCATGGCGGCACGCGCAGAGGAGTAGTTCGTGTTCGTGTAATCGCGGGAAAGCTGTTCGTAGCTGACGTTCAACGTCGCCGCGATGTAACGCAGCAGCGACTGCTCGAACTCCATGCCGAGCGGACCGCCCTTCCCAGGCGCCACCATGTCGAGCTTGGTGCCAGGCGGCAACCACGGGATGCGTACGCCATCGACTTGGAGGTTCTTCGCGTTGCCCGCGAACTCGTTGATTGTGTTCATGTAGCCGACGAGGTAGTCTGTCTGCATCTGCTGGAACGTCTCGGCGTTCATCTGCCCGCCGCCAAGCAACTGGAAGGCCTCGGCTTGGGGACGATCGGACGTGATCGCCGCGGCATACATCGCCTGCACAACGGCGTTCTGCAGCGTCACGTCGCGGAACCGCCGCGTGATGTGCATCTCCTTGAGCGCGGATACCATGGCGGAGATGCCGCGGGTCTGCGCCGGCCGCATCTGCTCCAAGATATGGATGACTTGGATGCGCCCCCACGGCTTGCGGATCGGCACCCGCTTCGACGTGGGGAACATCGGATACGAGCCGAAACCCGAGAAGAAGTCGTTCGGGTGGCGGGTCGAGATCCAGTACGCTTGCGGAGCGTTCTGCGGGCTGAGTTCCACACCGGCGCGGATGTTGAGCGTCGCGAGCGGCGGCCCTGCGTAGCCCATCGGTGCCATGGTCGGCGTCGCCAGCCGATCCTTGTCGATCATCTGGATAGCCGTGGTGAAGGGTCGCCCGTCCTGCACCCACTCGACCGTGGACAGCGTCTCTCCGCCGGCCAGATGCACCCCCACGGCCAAGCGGACCAGCCCCGTGAAGGTGTTCATGCGCGAGGCGTCGAACAGATTGTCGGGGGACTCAGCGCAGAGGTCGAACAGTTCTTCGACCTCTTCCTGAAACTCGGCCTCCCAGGCGTCGTCGAGCTTGCCGAACAGCACCCTGGACGAGGGCTTCGCGTTCAGGACATATTGCGACCCGACGATGTTGTCCTTGCGAAGCGTTGCGCCGCCAAGGACGTAGCTGTCATTGTTCAGCATGTCGCGCGAGCGCGCGTCACCAAGCTGCATGTCGGGGATGATGTCGAGATCGGCCGAACCGAGTGACGGTTGCCATAGGGCAAGCGCATGATTGGTACGATCAGCGCCCTCGAACGCACCGAAGGCGCGCTCACCACCGGGGGCGAGCGGCGCGCCGAGAATGTCGTCGAAGCGCGAGCTGGGCTTCATCAGAACCAGAGCCGCATCGGCCCGCTGGCGCACGGGTTCGGCGGCAGGGTCAGCGCGTCGATCTGCGCCTGGAGATCGTCGATATACGCGCGCAGCGAGCCGCGATCAGCTTGCGTGTAGCGCACCTCTTCGCCGTTCTGATCGCGGACAAGCGCAAGCGCCTGACCGATCTGGAGCTTATGGTATGCGGTTTTGGCTTCCGTGATGAGCTGTTGAAGTTCACTCAGCGATGCCATGGGCGCCTGATATCAACATTATGTGGATATTACAAGCGCGGCGGTGTTGCTCGTGATCGGTAGCGGTGATAGTTAGGCTGTGCTGCGCAAGTCCCTAGACCGGGAATGGCATCGAAGCAGATTAGACGCCGGTCGCGCCCATAACCAGGGTCAAGCGATACCGGACCCTCCGCAAACGGGAAGGAAACGGCCCGTCGCAGCATTATCCACCCGCTGGCTTGGCAGCGGATAGGGGCGCTAACCTTCCGCGGGTTGGCGCCCCTTCTTCTTACGCCATATCCCGCGCCAGATCCGCCAGTGACTTCTTCGGCCTAGCCGTCTTCTCTTGAAACGGCAACGCCGCCTCACTAGAAGCCACCACCATGTCGTTCCGATCCCACGGTGCGGCCCAGCCCGGCGGCGCCTCCCAGTTGATGAACCGCATCCGGATGTCTGTGTGGTCGCAGAACGCGATGCAGTAGGACAGAAGGTCCCAGGCTTCGTTCCGCTTCTTGTTGGGGTTGTCCCACCCCTTCGGCAACCGCACCTCGTTGGTAAGCTGGGAGTAGAGCCAATCCGGCGCCCAGTTCGGGAAGTGGATCATGCCGCCCGGCTCGGTGCGCCGCAGCTTGCTGTCGGCCGCATCCTTCACGATGTTCGAGTTAACCAGCCACAGCGGAATCGCGCCGACCGCGCCAGCCAGCCGCTTGGTACCCGTCCAGTTCTCGATGTGCGACAACCGCAACGTGGAAAGATCGGTCTGGCTCGGCCGACCCGCCAGGAGGTGGAAGCGCTTCTCCTTTCCGGCCTCACGCAGCCGATGGTAGAACTCATAGGCGTTGCGGGTCACGCCGTCGCGACCACCGCTGTCGCAAGCCGTCATCTTCAGCGCCATGCGTCGGCCGGAGCCGTCGTTCAGCGGCCAAGTCCGCTCCATCACCTGCCCGATCAGCACGTCCCAATCCTCGGGGTACGCTGCCGGGTCGATCAGGTGGCGCTCTCCGGTTTCAAGATTGATGCGGTCGGAGCGCTCAATCTTGAACATGTCGATGTGCCAGATATCGAAGCCCACACCAACGCCGAAGATGTGAACCACGAAGTTCGGTCGCGTGCCGGCCTGCACGTCGATCATGGCCATCAGGAAGCGAACGCCATCGGGCACATAGGGCGTGCCATGCTCGTCGCGTCCGCCCCATTCCTCCGCCCGACTCTTCAGCAGCTCGGGCAGTAGGCCGCCTTCCAGCGCCGGAGGCAGGTACGCTTCGCCCTGATCCACGGTGATCGTGGTCATGAGGTTGCCGTCATTGCCGGTGTTCTTGAACTCCTCCGTCGCCTGAAGGTAGTTGAGCACCAACTCCTTCCAGTCGGTCGCCAGTCCCGCCGCCGGCCCGAACATCCAGAAGGATGCAATCTGCGAGCGACGCGGCCGACCGACGATCTGGTCGCCGTCAAACCGCTGACCCTCGATCAGCCACTTCCCCGCGTTGTTCAACTCGCCCATCATTGAATGGATGATCGGGTCTTTGTTCACCTCAAAGCAGTGCGGACAGGCGATATACGCCTGCTCGGCCGACTCCATGAAGTCGGTGCTGTTCGGCCACCGCATTAGGTTGAAGCGAGGCTGGAACCAGTCGCCGCACCAAGGACACTGCCAATACCAGCGGCGTCGATCGCCACGATTGTAGACTGACAGCAGACCATCGCAGGGCGGTGCCTGATGCGGCTCGGCGGCCGGCTGCGACCACTTCGGATCAGTAATCGGAAAGCCGGGGCTCGTCTCGGCATAGGTCATGCCGTAACGCTTGTAGGTGCCGGTGCGCTTCCTCGCGGCGTCGAAGAGAAACGCCTCTTGCTCGACGATCTGCGGCTTGACGCGATCGTTGTCCATGATGCCGACGTAGCGGTAGGTCTTGCCGGACAGGTTCTTGATCGTCGGCCACGTTACTTCCAGGCGCATCCCGGAAAGGAACGTCTTGTCGTAAACGTTGTCGTTGGCCTTGCCTGGCGCGATCCGCTTCTTAAGCTCATCGCTGTGGCGGATGGCTTTGGACAGGTCGCCCTGGCTCCAGGTGCGCGCCGTGTGCTGCGCCATGTGAACGAGCATCATGTCGCTCGGGTCACAGATGGCGGTGTGGCACAGCCAGTTGATGAACGTGGCGGATTTGCCGGTCCGCGCTGGCGCGACTAGCACGACGGCGCGGAAGTCGAGGCTGGTAAGGAGGTCGTTCGGTTCACGCAGATAGGGCGTCTTGTCGAAGTCGAACGGGCCCGAGTGGCTGCCGGGGTTCTTGACGATGTGGTAGCGCTCAGCGGCCTCGGAAACGCTGAGGCGTTCCGGTGGGCGCACAGCCTGCGCGGAGGCCAGCACCATGTGTTCGAGCGAGAGGAAGGCCATCAGTCCGCCTCCACCTCGTCCCCATAAAACTCAGCCACGGTCGGGCCGTCGTCGGGCATCACCGACTGCTGTCGCGACAGCGTGAGGCGTCGCTGCTGCGGCATCTCAACCAACCGGGCGTGCAAATCCCGCTGCAACTGGTCGATGAAACCCGCCAGCTTGTCGGACTGCTTCTCAGTCAAGCCCTCTTCACGCATCCCCTCCGTCACCAGAGGCAGGCGATCCTTGAAGAGCATGAACACCGCGCCGAACACTTCCAACACCGAAGCATCGTCCCATGCCTCGCCCGTCTCGATCAGCGCCTTGTTCTTGATACGCTGCGCTTCCCAGTAGGTCTTGTTTATTGAGTTTGGCAGATCGGTCGGGTTGAGCGTCTTGATGTAGGTGTCGATGTCCATCTTCGGCTTGACGAGATACGGAATCACGTCGCGGAACATCCACACGGGGCGCCCTGAGCCCACCGTGCCGGCCGGTTTCGCGCCGCCCGCCTGGAGACGCTGTTTCACCGTCATCGGGTCCATGCCGAGCAGCCGCCCGATCTGGTTCTGCGTGCAGAGTCCGAAATACTCCTCGGGTTGGAACGCACCCTTCCCCTGTCCTGCCATGCGGACTTCGCGCTGGAACTGCGCATCTCTCTGAAGCTGCTCGGCGCGGCGCGCGCGTTCCTCATTGGTGGGACGACCCATGCGACGGCGCTCGGGCACGTCAGTGGCGGCGGGCGCATCACTGCCCAGCAATTCGTCGAACTCGCTCACGCGCTACGACCGATGTGCCATGCCGAGCAGAACCGGCAGCGGTAGATGTTTACCAAGCCCCGCCCTTCTCGGTCTCTGAACCGCGGCCGTGAAATGGCGCGCTTGGCATGGTTCCAAGCGAGATAGGGCGTCTTGCCCGAGCATCCCGCCTTGACCTCGCTGTCACGCACCTATTCCTCCGATACCGGCTTAGCCGTATCAACATTGTGTTGAGACTGCAATCACGTCGCGATCAGCCCGTAGCCCTTCCAAGTGCCTGGCGTGCCATCGGCGGTGCAGACCCAGCCGATAAAGCCGCCAGGGAGCGGCCCTAGATTCTCTACCCGATCCATCGACTTGTATGAGCCCGAAGTCGGCGGCGCGTAACCATACTCGACCTTGGCATAACCAGGCCCGTTGCCGTATCCGTTCGGGAAGGCAAACCGATCGCCACCGCAATGCTTGGTCGTGTTGGTGCGGGTCCAAACCGCTGCCACGGGAGTATCGCCGTGATCGCGGGTGAAGCGGAAGTCGTTTCCGCTGGTCTCCAAACCATAGGTATGCTGCGTGCTGCCATCGGCGACATCCATCGCCCACCCGTAGGCGTTGGGATCGGCGTCGAACCGAATGCCCATACCCGTGGACTGATCGACGATGCCAAATTTGGCAGGCTTCGCGCCCTGGGCTGACTGGTACATCGCCACGAGCTGGCCTTGATAATTGTTCAGCCAGGCGGCCGTGCCTTTGATGCCAGCGGCGTGCTGCCCGCCCATCACGATCGTCGGATAAGCGAGATCCGATGGCGGCTGCCCACCTTCGGAGTAGCAACCGAGCAGGACATTGCAGGCGTTGTTGTTATCCGTGTGATAAGCACCCGTCTGGTTGTCTGCCGCGTGGCATCCCATGTAGGTATTGCCGAGGAACGAACCGTCATAGAAGGCCCAGCCGGCGTTACCCGAGCAATCCAGCCCGACGCAGGTTCCGGCGTTCACGTCGGCCGAGCCCGGTGCGCCACCGACGCTCAAGCCATTGCCCCCGTTACCTTGGAATCGGCCCCCTTCGATGCGCCAGTTGTTCGCGTTGCCCTGCACGTTCGAGGCGCCGCCAGCGGTTGCGAACACCCGAGCACCGTCCCCCTGGAAGCTACTGATGAGCGTGTTGCGGATCAGCCCGCGCGCACGCATCCAGATGCCGGGACCGCCAGCCGCATCCGCGTTGCCCTTCGCGCCATGCAGGTTGAGGCCTTCGATGATCGACCCGTCGGCACCGGCCGTCGTCGGATTCTCCAAACCTGCACCCATCGTGTCGATGCGGTTCAGGATGATGCCAGTGACGCCCGCGGGGAACACGAGCGTTGCTGTGCCCTGCCAGGGCATACCGGAGCCTTCACCCAGAAGTCGGGTCGTACGCTTCAGGTTGATCGTGCTACCGACGAAGTAGCGGTAGTTGCGGAACTTGATCGTCGGCCCGCTGATGTTGGAGTTATTGTCGATGGAATGGGATGTCGCGGAGCCCAGGATCGCGTTGATCGCGGGCGAGATGTCCACCGATAGCCCACCGCCAATCGCGTCGGCTCGCATCGCAAGCGTCAAAGCCTGCCAGATGTCGATTTCGGAACTAGTGACGAAATCTTGCAGGCTAGTCTGCTGAGACCCTGCGAACCCTGTTGAGGCATCAACGAGCTTTGACGTTCCCTGCGAGACTAAGTCCGTCTGGTAGAGCGCGACTTTGCCGGCCGCGATGTCCGCGCCGATGCTGCCGCCGGAGATGAAATCTTGCACGGCCACATAGATGAGACCGTTGGCAACTACGAGATCGCGAACACTGTAGGGCGTGTTGCTCTGCCACGGACCCCGCGGGTTGAATATCAGCGTCTTTGCAACCAATTGCGCAGCAAGCGCAGCCATGGAAAGCACGATGGCGTTGTCTACGCTCACCGCCGTTGACGCATCGCCGTTTACGATCCTATCCAGCCGATCCATGTTCAGGCCGGCTTTCTCCACCATCGCCTGGAACTGAATAGCACTGGTCATTGGAGATCCCGGTCAGCCTAAGACCTCAGTCGATATCAACATTTTGTTGATTTGGCAATCTGGCTGTGGCAATCGAGTCGCCGGGAGGTCGCTATGAAGTAAACAGCGGATCGGACCGGCCGCCACCGGACAGCCTTGATACCCCACCGCGTGATGCGCGGTGGGGTCTACCACCTACAGCCGGTTCTGAAACGACTTCAAACGCAACGGCTCGATGTCGTCGTCGGAAAGCACCACGGTACGACCCGCAGCACGCTTCACAAGATGCCCTTCGATCACCTCATCAGTGATCTCGATGACTCGCAGAGCGAAGCCGTCTCGTACCACGCCCAGAATAGTGGGTAGGTTCTGCTGAACCGGGATCGGGAACTCCCATTTTCCTTTGTTCTTGTGCGCGATCGTCACATGGAAGTTGTAGTGCGCTCCCCGGATAATGGCGCGCACGTCAATGCTGCGGTCATTCGCTTCGACATCGTCCGGTGCCGGAAAGGACGGTTGCCCTCCGTCCATCTGGATAAGTCCGGCGATCACGTTGACCACACCATCGGCTTCCGCGTTGCGCACCTTGCGTTCCCGCGTCGCAACGCCGGGGTCAACGCCGAGGTACAGCCAAGTCGCGTCCACGCCGAGCAGTTTCGCGAAGAAATCGGACGTGGCTTTACGTGGCTTGTTGATCCCGTAGAGATATCGGCGGATGCTCTCCTGCGAGACCTTCAGTTTGCCTACCACGGCAGCCTGATCAACCAGCCACTTGTAACGGCCGTAATCAGCATCAGGGCATTCGCGGTTGGCAGCGCACGCCTGGTTGAACCGACGCCCGAAATCGGGGTCCCGGATCACGTCTTCCCATGCCATCGTCGCGCTCCCATCTGTGCTGCGGCGCGGCATTGGGCCTGTCGGTAACATGTGTCAACTTTAAGTTGACATACTTTCACGTTTTACCGGCTTGGAGGGCCCGCCGGACTCCGTTCGATGCCTCTGCCGCGGTGCGCGCGAGCACATAGATACCACCCGCCTTCGTCCAGCAGCGCTCGAATATTTCTTGAGATTTCCGCTGCTGACCATCGCGGTCCTTCATCTCGACGGCAACCGGAACACCCTGCTCCGCGCCCATTATATCGCCCGAGCCTTCCAGCCCGAAACTGACCGGGCGGGCTGAGCGAAGTATCACCATTTGGTGTTCAACTCGGAAAGTCTGACCGACTTTGAGCCGGAGGCGCTGGCCTTGCCACGCTTGGCCGGTGTTCTGCCGCCAGTATAGGCTGTCGGGATGCGCGCTGAGTCGCACCAACGCGTCGTTCTGGATCGCCTTCTCGGACCGCGTGTCGATGTCGAGGTCGGCGCCGAGCAAATCGTCGTAGGCGGTGGTCACGCTGCGCCTTTCCATGATGATCGGAACGACATGCGCAGGCGCGCCCAGCCTTCCGGGTTCTTGTAACCGCGAGACCGAGCCAGTTGGACCAGCTCGCCGTGACCGGCGCACGCCCGTTCTTCCGACTTCCGCGCTCGCTCAGCGGCTTTCCTCGCCGCCTCGGCCCCTTCCCGCGCCTCAGCGCGCTCGATCTTCACCAACTCCCCGGCACGCAGCCGCATGTTCCTCGACTTGACCGGGAACGGCGTGCCGCAGCGTGAGCATACTTTGATGAACGATTTAACGATCAGATAACATTGCAGACATTGGTGGATCGGCTCCGCATCGGCGTTACAACCGCCGGGCCCCGAGCCTTTCAGCCGTCCGTCCAGCGTCCACGCCCGATCGTCGTCCGGCATACCATGGTGGAACCAGTTGTTCCCGTGGTCGCAGATGACGGCCCTTGTTTTCCCCGGTGCAACCCGCAGCGCGCGACCAACCATTTGGAGGAACCAGGAGAGCGACTGCGTCCGGCGCGCGAGGCCGACATAACCTATGTTAGGAACATCGTAGCCTTCGCCGAACAGGTTGACGTTCGTCTCGACCTGCACCTCACCGGAGCGGAACAACCGATCGGCCTCCTCCCGCTTAGCCGCTGACATGCTGCCATCGACATGCAGCGCCGAGACACCGCGCCGCCGGAACTCCTCTGCCAGGGCGCGGCTGTGATCCCGGCTGGACGCAAAAACGATGCCCTGCTCGCCTAGCGCAAACCGCTGGTAGTGGTCCACCACGTCGCCCAGTAGCGCATCATCATCCTCATCGACCGGCGGCGGTCCGTAATAGTCGAAGTCGGACAGGTAGCCCTCGGCGATCAACCACTTCACCGAGGGGCCGAGCACCATCGTTTCGAAGTGATCGCCCAACCCCCGCCCGTCGAGCCGCTGCGGCGTCGCGGTAAGGCCGATATGCAGGGCATCGGGGTACGCCGCCATGGCTTCTGCCCAGGTCGAAGCGTTGAGATGATGGGCCTCATCCCACACCGCCATCTCCGGCGGCAGCACCACGCCCAGCCGCTCCGCCAGCGTCGCGATCCCCGCGAGCAGCAGCGCCGCGTCCGGCTCGAAGGGCTTCCCGGCCGCCACGAAGCTGTGCGCCAGGCCGGCCCGCCAGAACGCTCGGCTGGTCTGCTCGATCAGCTCCTTGCGATGCACGATGAACTGGGCGCAGTCGGCGGACGCGAGCAGCGCCGTGGCCAGCTTCGTCTTTCCGCCGCCGGTCGGAAGCTGGATCAGAATGCGGCGATAGCCCTGGCGGATGCGGTCTACCACCTGCTGGAGCAGGTCGAGCTGGTGAGGGTAACAGCCGTGACGGCGGAGGTCGTAAGGGTCGAAAGGCAGCGGCTCGACGTAAGGCAGCAGCGTGGCGGCTCTGAACGCTACGGGGGTGAAGTTCATAGCAAGGCGCTAAGCCTATGGCCGTCCCCAACGTCCCTCCAGTTTTGCAGAGAGGTGAAACACCTATCATCTCCGCTATCGTTGAGCCGCGGATCGGCTTCCTCTCCCCAGACTTCTATGCGCCTACCATCTGGCGACACGAAATGGTCAATATAGTCGAGATCGCCGGAGTCATAGAATATAACCACTTTCCAACCGCTCGACATGATGAACTCGCGATTTTCGAACTCTCCGCGGCCAATGCTGCTAGGAGCATTTGTCGCGTCTGCCTCCAGCAAAAGCGACTTGATGAGATCGATATCCATGGTCATCCCTTTCACACCGCCACCGCCCAGTGCAGCACCGCAGAGTGCTTCCATACCCGCAGCGGTTTAACCGTCCGGGGCCGATCCGTGTACCCGAGGTCCATCAGCACCTCTCCGGCAGCAGCGATATACGCCTCATAGTCCACATCGTCCGGCAGAACCGAAGGCAGTTCCATTGCCGGCCGGCAGCCGTCAGACTTCGGCACCTTGGCATAATTTCCGGTGCTAGCGTGCGGCTTGGCTTTATAGATGGGCGCTCCGTTCTTTGCCCAATAGAAACGAACAACCTTACCCAGGTATTGGCCCGGCCCATCGTGAACTGTAGCGTTGTAAAAATCGGGAGGGTTGACTTCGCTCGTACCCGTCCATTCCACTTGTTTCTGTTCAACATGCAGCCTTGGATTCCACGTGGCGCCGCCGTCCACCTTCACAACCGTCACGAAGTCGCGAATGTCCTGAGATGCGCGGATCGTCTGCTCCAGCGGCCGATCGTAGAGGATCAGGTCCACCACGGCATTGGCAATTACCTGCATCTGCGGGTTCTTCATCAGATAGCCGCGGATGTCAGGCTTCCAGCCGTCGTCGGAGCGCCAGGGGTTGGCGATGGGGCCCTTCCACTTGGCCTTGCCGTCCTCCTTGATGGCGATGTAGCTGTTGACCGAGGCGTTGTAGAGCGAACGGTAGGCCGTGCGCTCCAGATCAAAGCCGGTGTCGCGCTCCCACTGAGCGGTGATCGCCAGCAGATCGGCTTCACGATCACGCGGGCAGTGGAACACGACGCCGTCCGTGTTTCCCGACACCACCGGAATGCCTGCCGCCTCGGCGCGCTCGATCAACATCAGCAGTGCGAGCTGACCCGTCAACGTGACAAAGATCATCAGGTGCGGCGCGTAGAGAACGCTGTAGGGACTGCCGAGCTTACCGAAGCAGCCGTTCAGCGCGATCTTGAGCCCTTCGGCTTTCGACTTCTCGCCGGCCCGCTTGGCAACGACACGCTCATCGCGGATCTTCCGATACTCGACCAGGAACTGGGGGCCGAGCGCTCGCGGGTAGAGACCCGAGTTGATGATGATGGCTGGGTAATACGACGCAACGTCGAAGTCCAAGAGGACGCGCTCGTCATCGCTGTGGATGGATCGGTTCGACTCCGTCGAGTGAAGGCCGCCGATACCCATCTGATAGATTGTATCGCCGATTACGACCGTCATCTCAGCCAACCACTCGGGCAGCGCTACCTTGCCGTTGTGCTGCACCATGAACTCGGTGCCGCGAAGCCGCTCCAGCATCACACGCAGATCGTCGCGCTGATAGGCCAGCCAATCGGGAACCGGGTACTTGAACATGGTGCCGCCGGGCGTGTCCACCTTGTAGACGCGCTGTCCCCGTTCCTTCTCGACGCGCTTCTTGATGATCGCTTCGCCGGTTTGCGCATCCGACTTCGACATCACGTCGATGTCATATTCAGCGCTGATCGCAGTTCGAAGCGCCAGCGGCTCTTCCAGGGCGTCGTAGAGAAGCGCAGTATTTTCCAGGTCGTTCCCCATGTACGAGAGGACGCGATCCATTTCCTCCGGCGTGAGCGCTTGGTCCGGCTGATACGGCAAATCCTGCATGAACGGGGCGTGCATCCGCCCCGCGAGCGTCTTGAGACCCGCAAAAGCGTTCGGCTGCGGCTCCATCAGGTCGATGATCTTCCAGCGAGGCACCACCACGCCGAGCACGTCCTCCGCGTGCCACGGCTTCATTCCGCCTACGATGATGCGGTCGTTCGCTTGCTTCAGGCGAGCGTTGTCGGCGCCGTCGAGCAGGACTGCGATCATTGGTGCATCGTAGTTGTTGAAATTATAGCCGACGATGGTGTTCTGCCGCATGATGGCGCGGATCAAGTCGCGCTCTTCATCGGTGAGCGGCTTCCGCACGGAATGCTCAAACACCCGCAGCTTCTTGTCGCTGTGACGGAGAAAACCGATGCTCCAGAAATTGGGGTAGCATTCGGTGTCAGAGATTAGAACGTCACCGGCCATGATGTTGACCTTTCCTTTGGGGAGTCGCCACTACAGGCGACGTGCCATCAACTGGGCTGGTCATCCCAGGAGATCTGAATAGTCAAAGTAGCTGTGTCCCAGGCTGGGCCAGTTCAGCCGCACCCAGGCGTCCACGCGCTGACCTATCCAGCGCATCACGTTCACCGCCATGCTGTTGCCGAGCTGCTTGTAGCGGGGGCCGTCCGCCGCGGGCTTGCGCTTCGGGCCGGTCGGGACCAACGTCCAGCCATCGGGGAAGCCCTGCAACCGCTCGCACTCGACCGGCATCAGACGGCGCACTGCCATGCCGGCGAGGACGCCGTTGTGCCGCCGCGGGCCATAGTTCGCATCCAGGGTGCCCGCGGTGTGGCTAATGCGGACGCCGGATTGGCTCGCCTGGAACGCGACGGCGTTCTCCTGACCGCTGTTTCGACCTAGCGCATCCGCTAGGTCGAAGTTAACGATCGGCGACTGCGAACCATGAACGACGATCGCAGGCGGATGGGCGCCCGCTGCCAAAGGATGGCACGGATCGCCAGCGCGCGGGACAGAGTAGTTACCCGGCGAGGTGATCTGGGTCGTGTCGAACGGTATTGGCTGCTGGACGATGAACGTCTCCGTCTCGAAGTCCAGGCGACCGCACGGACCGCCGTGGGCGTTCAGCGCCGCCGCGGCGTCGATGGGGCCGGAGCAGTTGTTGCGGCCATAGGCTACGCCAGGAAGGCCGCGATCCATTCCGCTGACGGCCACGACAGGATCTTGGCCACGGGGCCCTCCGACGCGCTCAACTCCCCGGCCACTGCTTGTAAGGCTCGGAGCAACGGGGTGGGTAGTGCCTTCCCCCGAGCCTCGGCGCGGCGCAGAATCCCGGCGCAGGCCGTCGAACTCAAGAAGTATTGCGGCGGGATCAAACCCCGCACCAGCACCTGCGACAACGAACACACGACGGCGTCGTTGGGCCAGTCCGACATATTGGGCGTTGATGATCCGCCATGCGATTGCCCTTTCGGGTCCAAGCACACAACCAGCGTTCGTCCACCGCTTCCCTGCCGGTCGAAGTTCGCAATCTTCCCCGGCAAGGCCAGCAAGGAAGCAACCGAAGGCGTTATCCTTGGATGAGAGGACACCCGGCACATTCTCCCAGATGGCGATGCAGGGCGGCAGGCAGTCAGCCGCCCTCACCTCGTCGATGGCGTTGACAAGATCTACGTAGGCGAGCGTCAATTGGCCGCGCTCGTCAGCCAACCCGAGGCGCAGCCCCGCTACCGAGAAAGCTTGGCACGGCGTTCCGCCCACCAGCACGTCCGGCGCGGGGATAGTCCGGCTCCGCACCATCGCAGCGAGCAACATCATGTCCCCGTGGTTGGGGACGTTAGGGAAGCGGTAGGCCAGCACCTCGCTGGCAGCACGGTCCACCTCGGCGAACCAGCAGGCCGTCCAGCCCAGGCGCTCCCAGGCGACCGACGCCGCTTCGATGCCAGAACAGACGCTTCCGAACATCAGCATATCAAAACCGATACACGCGCCACGGCCCCGGTATCGCCGGCAGCATGGATGGAGCGAGCCACTGAACTCGCTCCAGCCCGCGCGCGTCGTAGGCCAGCGCCAAGCCGAACAGGCGAGCAAGCCGTGCTCTGGGATGCTCGCCTGTTGCTGCCACGGTCAGCCCAGCGCGTCCGTGGAGGTGTCGAACGCGCCTTCGTCGTCCGCTGCGTCAAAGTCGTCGGCCGACGCGACGTAGCCACCGCCGCCGGTGCGCGCGCCTTCTTCCCAGGAGCGGATGGCGTCGATCGAAGCGAACACGCCCACGCCGCCCTTGTCGCCGCCGTAAAACGACACGATCGCGTCCGCGTAGCAGCCGGAGTAGGCGAGCTGAGCGAACTTCTCCTTCAGCTTGGCTTCGTCGCCGGTAACCTCCTGGCGGTGGCGGTCGAACAGCTTCGGGCGGCGCTTGCCGGCGCCAGGGCCAGCAGCCGACACGACGAAGTTGCCGGCGTAGCCCAGATATACCTCGCCATCGTCGTTCTTGAACCGCTCGCCCTTGCGGAACGCGATGCGCTTGGGGCTGTCTTCCTGGATCGTCTTCCAGCGGTCCTTCTTGCCCCACTGCTGGTCGCAGGCCGCTTCGATGCCGCCGAGCGCCCGCGCCTTGTTACCCTCGGCTTCCGCGCGCGCCTTAGCATCGTCGCCGACGCACTCGATCAGGAGTTGCGCGTTGAACTTGGGCTGGGCGTCATCCACGCCCTTCGGGGTCGTCTGCTCGACGAGACCATCAGCGAACGCAAGACGCACCCGCTTGAAGGTGACGGTGCGCGGGTCTTTCTTCGGTGCTTCAGCCATGTTGGTGCTCCCGATCAGGCGGTGATGTGCTTGACCGCCCACATGACGGCCTCTTCGATCTTCGTCTTGGCGACGGAGAGTTCGCGGCTGTTGCCGAGCGACGACAGGAAGTCGTGCAGCGAGAGGCCGTCGTCCTTGATCTTCTGCATGGTGGCCTTCTCGGCATCGCCCAGCACGCGATAGGCGTGCCGCATGACGTTGTTCACCGTCCGATCGTCGGACGTGCTGTTCACGGTGTCGTTGTCAGCCATGTTGGTGCTCTCCGGTGATATGAATGAGGATCAGCCGCGGCGGCTTGGCGGCGCGATATCGCAGCCGGTGACGCGCCCAGGTGTGCGGTTCAGCACCGCGCCAGCCTGAACGAGATCCACGTAGGGAGCGTCGAAGTAGCGATGGTCGAAGGTGTCGCCCTTATCCGTCAGCCCCTGAGGCTGGAGGCACACCTGATCGCAGCCGGTAAGGTACTGCACCTTCGCAACGACGATGCCCTCGAACCCCGTGATCGCATGTCGAGCCTTGTCACCCAACTGCAGTTCGTATTCCATCAAATCTCACTCCTCTTCGAATGCAGAGCCTGTCGTGATCGGGCGCCGGGCGTCGGCCAGCGGCACGAGGATCGGCTTGCGCTGTCCCCGCGTGACGTGCTGGGCGACTTCCTTCGACGCCTCCGCATCACCCTCGACCGCTGTAGCGACTTGCTTAGGTGATTTCAACATTTTGTTGAAACCCTTCTCACCGAGAAGCCGCTCCACGACGGGGCGCGCCGCCACTCCCTTTTCGCTCCAGCGGTCCGGTGCCTTGTTGCCCTCGACGGCCTTCACCAGCCCCGTGTCCGATCCCGCCAGCGCGTCCGCCATTGTCTCTTCCGAAAGCTGGTCGAGCCAACGCTTGATGGCGTCGCGGTGCAGCAGCAGGTAGGAACGACGCTCGGGCGTGAGGTCGCGTGGAGCGGATAGCGCCAGTTCGGTGTCCATGAGGATTCCCATGTCAATGTTGTCCCAGGTCGCGCCGAGCAGCGCGACCATGTAGGCGTCATAGGTGTTGCAGCCGCCATAGACGCCCGGCACGCGGCGGCGACGGCACCACATGCAGCCCTGAAGGGAGGCGGTTCGGGGAGCGCCGGGTCGCGCCGTGGCGACGGCCCGCTCCTTGATCCAATCGCCGAAGCGCAGCAGTTCATCCAGCGTCGTGTTCCAGACGCCGCCGCCACCCGCGTGCCGCGGTTGGTCAATCACCAAGCGGAAGCGCTGAATGTCGGGACGACCGATCGACGCCCAGAACCCTAGCGCGTAGAGCATGAGCTGCTTGTTCTCGACCGGGCTTACCGGAACGCCCCTACCCCATTTCAGGTCGCGGATGACGATCTCGTCGGGGAGGACGTAGGCCCGATCAAGCGTTCCGAACTGGCCTGGCAGCGTCCAAGGGCTGATGTCTACGCGCTGCTCGCCCCAGAACTGTCCGTCGCCGATCTCGTCGCGTATCTCGTCGAGCCCGATCTGCAGCAGCTCGGCATCGTCCTCTTCCCACGCGAACATGTGACCCGCCACCTGGGTCGGCATCCCGAGCAGTTCCTCGGCATCAATGCCGAGCAGCAGGCACACCTCGCTGATGAGGTGGGCAGCGGTGCCCTCGGCGGCCGGCTCGGTCGTGCTATCCGGCAGGCCTCGGTTCGCATTCACGTAGTCGGCGCAGGTGCTCCACCCTTCGGCCGACGAAGGGCCGAGCGGGGCGTGCGCTGGCTGGGACTCTTCGAGCGTGTCGCTCATGGACAGCACCTTGGCGATCCGCCGCAATAGTTGCGCTCATCGGAATCAAAGTCGGCTATATCACAAGGCCACTCGTGCCACCTATCACAAATGAAACATTGACACTGTAGTTGTCCCTGCCGGTATATTAGACCATCCGGCAACCCAAGAACTGTATCGATATCCCATTCGTCGCATGGATCGTCTGTTATCGGCGCGCTCATGCCCAATACCCCGCGCCAAGCGTCACCTTCAGCACCGCAGCGAGCAGCCCAACCAGCAGCACCAACACCGCGCTCCACCACCAGGGCAGATCATCCTGGCACATGGCACATCTCCGCGAGCATCTTGCGACCGCGTCCAGTGCGGCTCTTCACTGTTCCCTCGGCAACGCCTGTTACCTTGGCAGCCTGCTCGATGGTCGCTCCGACCGCGATCAGCGTCACCGTCTCGCGCATCGCTGCCGGCAGTCGCGCCATGGCTCGCTCCGCGTCGAGCGCGTCGAGAATGATGTGCTGCGGCGCCGGGCAGGACGGCTCGGGCAGACCCTCGGTCGAACCAACGTTGAACTTGGCGCGACGCAGCGTCGTCAGCCACTGGTTGCGCATGATGATGCAGCACCATGATTGCAGATTGGTGGCGGGGTCGAACTGGTGACGATATCGCCATGCGCGAAGCACCGTTTCGCTCGCGAGATCTTCTGCCGCATCAGAGTCGCGGGTCATATTCCTTGCGTTGTTGAGCAAGAAGCGACGCAGCGCGATCAGGCGGCGAGAAAAGTCATCGTCGGGTGTCATGGTGCTCACATCTCATCTCGGGAGGCCCGTGATCTTCACACGAGCCGCCAGAAACGGCCCCCGCCACCATCGGCAGCGGGGGCTTGGCCGAAATATTGAGTTCAGGCCGCCGTCGCGGCGCCGGGCAACACCTTGTAGGTGCGATCATGCGTCTGCACCTCGAGGTGTTGCCCGGCGCGCCGACGCCGACCGCCTTCACGGTGCCGACGACGGTGGACGTGGAGCGCGGACCCGGCTTGAAACGAACCTTACTGCCGATGGCATGGGACATGGTGACGTGTTCCTTCTTCTCTGGGGTGTGGGCGGCTACTTCGACCACCGGCCGCCCGGCGATGTCGGGACGTGGACGAGGCTTAAACCCCGGCGCTCATCACCCGAGCGCGTCCACGTCCTCCGCAGCCGGCTCGGGCGTGGTGTCCGCCAGCGGGTCGGCGTCGAAGTCGTAATCCTGGCTGAAATTGACGGCCAAGCCCGCGCGCTTGCGGCGCAGATAGAACAGCGCCTGCTTGAACTGCTCCGGCTCGGAGATGCCGCCGTCCGCCGCGAGGAGCTGCTTCACGCCGAAGTGATCGGCCATCGCCTTGACGAATTCCATGCGCGCCTTGCGCTCGGCGGCGTCGGTCGTGTCGCCCAGCCAGCCGATCGTCTCGTTCTTCAGTTCTTCGCGGGTGAACGCCGCCGCGCGATAGGCGCCGGTCGCTTCGTCCTCGCCCTTGGCGTTCTTCTTGGTCGAAGCGTTCGGGCTGGCGAGCAGCACATGCACGGCGGGCTTGGTCTCGACGACAGGCGCCGCAACGACGGGTTCGGCCGCCTCGGCCGGCTTGCTGCTGCTGCTGCTGCTGCTGCCGCGGGGCTTGCGCCCGCTGGTCGCCGTCGCGCCACCTTCCAGCTTTTCCATCGCCGCGGCTTGACCGGCGATCAGCCGCTCCTGGTTACCCGCAACGAGGTTCAGCGCCTTGGTGAGATCGGCCATGCCGTTGAGCAGCATCTCGACCGGGTTCGGGATGGCGATGGATGCGGTGGTCATGCGGTTCCTCTTCGAAAGTCCCGCCGATCCGCCGGCGAGTCGGCTTCATATAAGCCTAACCGACGCATAGTTTCAACATTATGTTGACGTTCACGCCATCCGAGCATAGAAGCACGGTGGTAGAAGCATGGAGCGCGTGACGGATGGCGAGCGAAGCGGCAGAGTGGGCGCAAGGACCGCTTTACAAGGCTCTCGTGGCGGCGCTGCCGGGCTTTTTGATCGACTCCACGACTGACTCGCCGCGTCTTTGCGTCGCTGCGGTGGCCAAGGAACTCAAGATCAGCCGCGAAATCATCTATCGCTGGCTGCGGGCCGGCTCGGTGAACACCCGCAACGCCAAGCGCCTCGTCGAGCTTGCCCGTACCACTCGCAACCTCGCTGTACTGCACGCAAACGGCACTCAGCCTGTGGAGTTCTCCGACTTCGTGCCTTTCCTTGCCTGATCGGACCCTCTCGACTGGGTTTCACGCGATCAAGGCGAGTATATGAGCCGCAACGACTTCGACACTGCCATGCTTGCCGCCGTCGAGCCGTTGCGTGCTGCCGGTTTCGCGCTTCATTGGCTCAAAGCACGGGACAAGCGACCTGTCATAGCAGGTTGGTCCGAAAGCGCGGTGCTTTCGCATGAGCAGCTTAGCTTATCACATCAGTCGAACTATAATGTTGGCGTTCGACTAGGTGAGCCCTCGCAAGTCGCGGGTGGCTTTCTCCATGTCCTCGACATCGACATTAGGATTGACGACCTTAAAGACGAGGCATGGGACGCGGTCCGCGCCTTGTTCCCAGACGTGAACATCTCCGAACTGCCGTGCGTCCAATCGGGCTCAGGTGGCGAGTCTCGGCATCTTTACCTCATTCTCGACAAACCCTTCCGGTCCAAGCTGCTGGCAACCAGCCCCGGCAAGCATAAGCGCGTCAAGGACGGGAAAGAGGGATGGTCGTACGATTGGGAAGTGGAACTCTACGGCACCAGTAAGCAGGTCGTCGTTCCGCCTAGCATCCACCCCGAAAGCGGTAAGCCTTATCGCTGGCTTCGCGAGCTCGACTTCACGCTGTTGGAGTTGGGCGTTGGGCCGTTTGTATCCTCTTCGGCGATTGAACGCCTGTCATTGGTTGAACACGCCACGTACGAATTCGAAACGCGCGAACCTCTGACCTTCAAGGGGGACCAACTCGAACGAACGCTGAGCGCGATCAACATCAGCGAGCTGCACTACAACGACTGGCTGCGTATCGGCCAGGCGCTGCACCACCAATTCGGGGGCAGCGACGAAGGCTTCGATCTCTGGCTGAAACACACCAAGCGCTCGACCAAGTTCACCGGCGACAAGCAGGTGCGCGAGATGCGGCGCGTGAAGTGGAAGTCGTTTGGTCGCTACCGCGGCAAGCCTGTTACCATGGCAACGGTGGTAGAGTGGGCCCAGGACGCGCGAACGGCGGCGTTCGTTGATGCGTTCGAAGATGCTGATGACGAGGCCCCGGCTGATTTCGACGACCTGCTCGGCGCCGACGCCCCCGCCGAAGTCCCGCCCCCAAAGTCCGACATCGATCTCCTCGGCGGCGCGGACGACGACGATGACGACACCATCTCCGCCAAGGGGGGCTGGCTGAGCCTGCTTGACCGGAATGATGAAGGGGCAATCAAGCCGACGCTGCATAACGTCGAGTTGATGGTCCGCAACGACCTACGTCTCGCAGGCCTGCCCCAGCTTAACGAGTTCACGCTCGAACCTGTCCAGCGCACGCAGCCTGGCAGCAAGCCGAACCTTCGCAGCAATCCCGCAAAGCAAACGCGCCAGCTCGCCGGCCGCGTGTGGCAGGTGAAGGACGAACTGAACGGAGACCTATGGTCGGAGGATCGCGACTATGCTGTTCGTTCGATCATGGAGGCACCCAAGACGCAGGGTGGCTACGGTGTGAAAGTCACCGACCGGGATCTCAAGGCCTCGATCGTACTCGCCGCGACCGACCACTCCTTCCATCCCGTGCGCGAATACCTCGAAAGCCACACATGGGACGGCACTGCCAGGGTCGAGACGTTGTTCCACGACTACGTCGGCGCCCCGAACGACAGCTATAGCCGATCCGTGTCGCGCCTCATGCTGATCGCGGCAGTTACCAGGATCTACGAGCCCGGCCACAAGTTCGACTTCGCCGTCATTCTTGAAGGTCTGCAAGGTAAGCGCAAGTCCACCTTCATCAAGACGCTCGGTCACGGCTGGTTTGCCGAACTCGACGGCGACTTTCACGATCAAAAGCAAATGATCGAGGCGATGCAAGGTGCCTGGATCATGGAAATACCTGAACTTTCCGGCTTCCAGCGCGGCGAGGTTCAGACGATCAAGGCATTCATGTCGCGTACCCATGACAAGGCCCGGCTGGCCTATGCGCGGCGGGCGGGCGTGTTCCCGCGGCAGTGCATCTTCTTGGGTTCGACCAATGACAAGCGCTACCTCAAGGATGACACGGGCGCGCGCCGCTGGTGGCCGATGCCGTGCCAACTCGACGGCGAGATCGACATTCCGCGGCTCGAACTGAACCTCAACCAGCTATGGGCCGAAGCCCTTGTGCTGTACCGGGCGATGCGCGCGACACAGCCCTCCGGCATCCTGCCGCTCTACCTATCCGAGCGCGAAGCCCTAGTCACAGCCGCACGGCTCCAAGAGTCCCGGAGGGTCGAGAGCGCCGACGATGCCACCGCTGGCCGTATTGCCGAGTGGCTGTCTCAGCCGATCAACACCGGCAGCATCGACGACGATCTGACTGAGGACGGCAAGCCGAGGCTGCGTACTGAGACCTGCCTCATCGAGGTATGGACCGACTGCCTCGGCAACGACGTGAAAACGTACAACCAGGTGGCTTCGCAAAGCCTTGGGCGGGCAATGGCGCTCGTTCCGGATTGGCACCTCTGCACCATAGGCAGCGGTCGGAAGCGCTTCCCGCGGCACGGGCAGCAGCGATTCTATTCCCTGTTTGGCGACGAAGGGTATCTGCAACGCCAGGGCTTGGCGGGTTGACCGCACGGCGCTAGTCGCGCCGCCATGTCTTACGCCCTCTACGACGACCTTGCCGGCCTGCGCTTCTGGCGCCAGCGCGAGCTCCATCTCCGCCGCCGCATCCGCGACACTATCCTCGACACGGTGCAGGTCTCCCTGGCTGACATCAACCAGATGTGGGCGTTTGAGGAGGTCGAGACACCACCGATGATGCCGCTCGCGCGCATGTCGGCAGCCTACGACCGTTCGGACGTGTTCATGCTGACCGATCCGCCCGGCGGCACCAATCCTTACGCGCTGCGAGCAGAGACGACGGACGGCACCTACGCGACGGCAGTCCAGATCATGCGCACCACCAAGCTGAAGCCTCCGCTTTGCGTCTGGCAGATGGGCTACTCCCACCGGCGCGAGACGACGGACGGCGCCACCGCGGCGAAGCTGCGGCTCAACGCCTTCACCCAGCTCGAACTGCAGCTCATCCACGCGGCCGATACCAAGGCTGAGATCGCGATACCGATCCGCGAGGCTCTCGTGCCGGTCGTTCAGCGCCTGACCGGCTTGGAGACGCGGCTCATCCCTTCGGACCGCCTGCCGCCCTACGCCACGGAGACGACCGACATCGAGTGTAGGCTGGACAACGGCGATTGGCGCGAGGTCGCTTCCACGTCGCGCCGGACCGACTTCCCGGAGGTGCCAGGCTTCAAGCCGTGTCTCGTTTTCGAGATCGCATTCGGGATGGATCGCATGGTTGCGCTAAGTCAGGGCGGACTCTGATAACTGCAGGTGAGTGTGACTTTCGTGCTCTATGTGACAGGGTCCGACCCTGTCACACCCCCTGTCACACCCCCTGTCACAGCTTTTCATGAATAATTACAGTAGCTTACTACTCAATGTGACAGGGTGACAGCTTTTTCGGCCTTCCTATAAGTTTCCCCACAGGCGGTATTTTCATTTGGCCTAGCAGCACTTCCACAACATTGCCGTACGGCTAATCGAATATCCCCCTTCAGACGACAAACTTCTAAGAAATTGCTGTCACCCTGTCACATAGATGCCATCCTGCCCGGAAAACCGGCAAATATGCTGTGACTGGGGTGTGACTGGGTCCATATGAGCCTGTCACCCTGTCACATAGAGCAAATCGCTCCTGACAGATCTCATTTGGCCTTAGCGCACACTCAGAATGTTGCGAGGAGGACGGCTCAGCGCCGCCCCCGACGTGTCCAGAGCCGGATTGGGGCCCGTTGCCAATGACTTAGCTGTAGCACTGTCACAACACACCAGTACAATGAGTGTGAGTTATGAGTGTGACTTTGCCCGCATGAGTGTGCGTTATGAGTGTGACTTTCAGCGCTGCAGCGCCGTCGCACCGAAGCTTGCTCCTCGCAGCCCACCCCGTCCGCTGAGTGTGACTTTCGATGTTGTCTCGCGCCGAGCGCCGAGCGCCGAGCGTTGAGTGTGACTTTCGGCGCCGTCGCCCCGCCGTGAGTGTGCGTTATTTCTCGCCCTCTCTGTCAACATTGTGTGGACACACCGCGTTGAGTGTGCGTTATGCGGAGTGTGACTTTCAGAGAGGGACTCGGGACGATGGCTACGGTTCAACAGACATCGGACAGCGATCTAACCCTGATCGAAATCAACGATGAGCCGAGCAAGTCCTGCAAAGCCGACTGGCAGAACGCGTTCCGTCTTATGGTCGAGCGTAGCTCCGCTATTGCCACTCAGTCGGCCTTCGATTGGGAAGGGTTCACGCTGTGAACGAGCGCTTTATTTACGCGCTTTGCGCCCTCATCACCGTGGGCTGCATGGCTCCGATTGTCAGCATCTTCACGGGTGGAGGCTGGTAATGTCGAATGAACGAGACAGCATTCTATTTGATTTACATGAGGAACTTGAAGCCGGAGCTAGTGGTGCACGCGTACGCGAGATCGCCAACGTGCACCCTGGAATGCGCGACGATATTCTCGCGTTTGCCGCCGAATGGGCAGTTTCTAATTGCGTCACCAACCGCGCCCGAACCCTCGACTACAGCCCCGCCACGGTGACGAACGCCGCTGGCCAGGTCGTTCCCGCCGTCGAGCTATTCGACGCCACCACGGGCGCCACGCTCGCCTATCACGTCCTGCAGCCGGGCGAGCGATCGGACACCGTGGGGGAGCGGATGGTGGCTTTCTACCAGCGTTGACGCGCTCTCAGTCTCAACACATTGTGGAGTTATGACGATGAACCTCACCCCGATCACCGCCACTGCCCCGAGCGCATGGGCCACCTACCTCATCAACGGCGATGGTTCCGCCTTGGAGGACGACGAGCGCGCCGCCGCGGATGCTTTCGTTGTCGAATGCCTGCAGGGCGTGGCGCCTTCCACGTGCGAGGATGCGGGCTTCATGTGGAACCATGACGCTTTGCGCGCCCTGCCCCGCCAGCCCGCAACCATGGCGTCCGACTGCCAGCGTTATACGTCATTGGTGGAGGTCGAGACGCTTCCCGTTATCTTCCGCAAGTCGGAGGGCGAGGTCACCGCCGTGTTCCCGACTCTGCCCCACGATCAGACGGGCCGTCATCTGACCGTTTACGCCCACGTGGGCCAGCACGGCGGCGCGGCATGGAACTGGTATAGCCGCACCAAGGCGGCGCGCCCCGACGAATACGCGGATTTGCTGGCGGAACTGGAGGGTATCTACGGTCGCAGCATGGGGCCGGGTGACCCTGTCTATCGCCTGCAGGTCTACCAGCGCATGACTCCCGCGCATCGCAAAGCGTTTGAGGCGGAAATGCAGCGCCTCCGCCAGCTTCAGCGGGAGGCGTGCTGAGCCATGGCCACCCCCTCACAACGCCGCGCCGTCGCGACCAACGAAGCAACGGTCTACCTTGCCGCGGTCGCCAAGGCGCTTCAGGTATCGCCAGGCCACCCGACAACCGAAGCCGACGCGCAACGGTTCGAACGCGCCGCGTCACACCTTCACTTGGCGCTATCGGCGCTGACTCGGTGATGTCCCGCGTAGCGATCCCCACCCGCCTGGAAGCGCGAAAGGTCGGAGCCCCACGCTACCAGGGCGCCCCGTGCACACAGGGCCACACGGGCGAACGCTTCACCCGATCGGGCGCGTGCGTGGTGTGCCAAGCCATGGGCCAGCGCCGCCGCCGCGGAACGCCCGTGATGGACCCCATTCAGTTTGAGGAGCTACTAGGATGACCGCTCAACAAACCGCCGACCTTGAACTGCAGCGCGACCGCATTCGCCGCGCCGAAGGGTTTCGCTTGGGCGAGATCCGGCCGCTACCCGCCACCGTTCGCGCGCTGGCGTGGGGCACGCTTCGGCCTCGCCCTTGGGAGACCTCAGAACCGGAAAATAATGCGTAGAGTGTCAACATTATGTGGACACATGCGAATGAGTGTGCGTTATGCGGAGTGTGACTTTCAAAGAGGGAATCGGATGATGAGCAAGTATGTAAACGAAACCGCCGCTGGACGCGCTGTCTCCGCCAAGATCATCATGAAGAATGGTAAAGTTGTTGCGACCGTTCAGGTACATCAAGGCGCGTCGGGCAATGTGTTGGTGAACATTTTCCAGCAGGGCGATGCAGTCGCGCGCTCCCTCAAAGCGGCGCAAAAGGATAAGGCGAAAGTGCAAACCGATGCTTACGGCCAAGCGATGCACTTCCAATCCGCATCGGCCGGCGGATACGGTTACGACAAGGAAACGGCCGCCCTGGTGGGCCTGTATATCGACGGGCACAGGATGACGGATCATTGCAGCCGCGTCGGCGCGCCCAAGCCGCCCAAGGGTCGCAAGCTTTACCCACGCGATTTCAAGACGCCGCGTGGTTACTCCCTGGCGAACTACGTTCCGCAGTTCATCACCTTCGGCTTCAATCCTGAGAAGCATCCCAATCCGAATTACGACGGTGAAGAAGGCTACGGCTCCTGTTTTCGTGACAGCGGTCTAAAGTACTTGGAGGCGCTTGGCTATAAAATCCTCACCGCTATTTAACCGTCCCAACGATCTCAACATAATGGTAAGTAGGAAAGAACATGCGCCAGGGTATCAGCACTTCTTACCGTCGCGGCCACTTGTTCATGGCGGAGGCCAATCCCACGCGCGACATGGTTATGGTCAATGCGGTCGTTCAGTTGAATGGGGATCGGGCCTTAGCGGTCGAGGCGAACCACACCCGCGCTGCCAAGGCGTGCGCCGAAAAGCTCGGATGGTCGGGCCTGTGGGTCGGCGGCGGCAACGCGGCAGGCGACGGTTTCCACTATGTGAACCTGCCCCTGCCCGACGCTTCAACCTTTCCGCTTTTAAGCCGGATCGGAGCCGATGGGGTTGATTGGTTTATCGTTCCCGCAGCCAAGTAATCACGCCCACAGTCTCAACATAGTAGTGAGTTCCCATTAGCGGCGTGTGCGATCCGCCGCGATGATGAACCCATCTTTATTAGGAGGTACTGCGATGCTGACTGAAATTGAGCGGCGCGCCATCTTCACGGCTTGCCCCATGGTAGAAGGCTTCCTGTCCACGGCGCTGGAAGATTTGCAGCTTCGTGAGAACGAGGAAGCCATAGTAGAAGATCGCGAGGCGCGCGACTGTGGCACGATTTACACCTGCCCCGACGCCACGTTCCTCCGTGCCAAGGCAGAATGCGAGGCGTTCGCCAAGGCAGCCGGCCCGACGATGGCGATGATTGACTACGCGGACGCGGAACGGTTGGGCTCTGACCTTTACATGGAACGCGCTGGCCATGGCGTCGGGTTTCAGGACCGCGACCATTACAGCGCCGACCGCGACGAGAACCGCCGCATCGGTGAAGCGCTTTCCGGTTCGGTGGAGCCCCGCGGCACGCTGGAGCTTTATATCGGCGACGATGGCCAGGCGTGGATTGTGGGCGGGGAGACTCTGTGATGACCCTTTCTGACGCAATCGACATCGTCACTTGGCTAGATGAACCGGAGTTGCTGCAAGAGCCGGGCGAACCGACTCCCGCTTTCACCACCGCCCAAGTTCTCATGGCGCGCGCCCTATGCGGCGCACAAATGGTAGATCCGACATGATCGGCCTAGCCATAGCGATGGTTCTCCTATTCGCCGTCACCTCCACGGCTGCCACGCGCACCGCCGGCCGGGAGATGGTGAAACGGTGGGGCCGATGGGTGGCGGTGGCCACGGCCGTGCTGTGGATCTTGATACTGATGCCGCGCCGCTAACCTCGGTAGCTGGCCGCCAAACCTCTTAGCCGCCGCCCCGCAACGGGCGGCGGTTTTGCTTTGTGCGCGTGCGGCGGGGCGTTGCCAGCTTCACCCCGCGATGTCGCATGTGGAGATAGGCGCCAAACGCACCAAAGCCGCCCGATCTCGCCTAGCCTAGCAGCGCGTCCAAGCCGGTGGGAGTAACGTGCCGCACCTCCACGCCTGCCCTGGTAGCGCGTCGCACCATGTCAGCCGTCCCACGCCCGCCAGGCGCCGCCAGCACGATGTCGGGTTGCGAGGCTGCCAGCATGGCGGCGTTGCGCCTTGGGCCGGCTGAGGGGCCCTCCTCCGCCCAGTTGGCCGGAAAGGCTTTGACCGTAACCCTGTGGCGGCGCGCCCATGCGTCGGCGATCCGATCGGCGCCGCGGGCCGCCCCATGCATGATGATGGAAGGGCTGAGTGTCGAAAGCGCGGACTCCAGCGATTCCGCGTCCGTATAGTCGCGCCCACCGGTTACCAGAACTATCACCGTGCCGCCAGCCGCGCCCGTAGCGCCGCCTCATGCCGCTTCAAGATATCGTCAATCCGCCATGCGCAGCGGAGGGGATCGCGTGTCCGGCCAAGGTGCCAGTTGCCGTGCTCGCACCGGTAAACGTCAAGCGCGACGTTTTTGAGCCGCTTCCGAGCGGCGTGTGCCGCGCCCTGGCTGGGATGGATCATCTTTCCACATTGGCAGCGCTTCATCGTCGCACCCCACCCGGAGAAATACAGACACCCCACCCAGAGAAATAGATTGACTCGGCAGGGTCCGTCAACATTCACCGACTCCACACCACCACATTTTGTTGATATACGTCGGAGAAATGAGCCGGAGAAATAGACTGATGCGCGCATGGATGTTGCTCGCCGCCGTGGGACTGGCTGGTGTCGCCTGGGCCGATCCGCTGCAGATGCCGTTGGTGAAGAACGGGAACGGACTGCCGGTGGCGGCTGGGGCGGCGGTCTGTGTGCGGTTGGATGGGACGGCGTGTCCGCGTGATCCTGCAACGGGCGCAGCCCTCGTGTACCAAACAAGCGTACCTGCACCGACCTATGTCTCAGCGCCTTCAACGGTTCAAGCCGGCACCGTGACCAGTTCAGCCGCCAGCAAGACGAGCGGTGCCGTCGCGTTCGCCGGCGGCACCGCCACAATCGGGCCGGTGGCGCTCCAGGCCGGTCGGGACCTGTGGATGGCGCTATGGGGCACTTGGCAGGGTAGCTGCCAGCTCTTCCGCTCGCCCGCCGCCGGAGCGCCGTTCCTGCCCGTCACCGACGGCAGCGGCAACGCCAAGTTTGTTTGGACCAGCACGTCGGCCGCCAATCTTCAGCTGCAAGCGCCGGTGATGAACGACCAGGTCGTGCCGGCGAGCTGGTCCATGACCTGCTCCGTCACCGGCGGCGCGCTCAGCTACGACTGGGGGAACTGACCAATGGACATCATCGCGCAGGACGCCGCCGCGCAGGCGGCGCAACTCGCCGCGGGGCTCAATGCCGGCCAGCAGGCCCAGCTCGCGGCAGTCATCGCCAAGATCACCCAGCCCCGCCTCGTGATGCTGCCGGTGCAGCGCGGCGAGGACGTCATCAGCGTGTCCGGCAGCTCGAACGCTTCCTTGACCTACCTTGCGCTCGACAACGAGGATGGCAGCGCCGCCGGCATCGCCATCAACTCGGTCGCATCCACCACCTATGCGGGCGATGTCGCGATCCGGCGGAGCATCAACGGCAACGTCATCGGCCTGCGGATCGGGCTGTATGGCGGCTACAACAACGGTTGTCCGTTCGGCGTATCCGTCGACGGCCAGCCGATCGAGGTGCCATGGGCGGCGGAGGTCGTGCCGGAGAGCCAGAACCTCCGTGGGCCGGCGCTCGCCTTCGGGCACGCCCGGAACATCATCCTGGGGACCAACTTCGGCCCGGGGCCGCACGACGTGCTGATCGCCGTGCCCAACGACGCAGCCGTGACCAGGACGATGCTGCTGCACGGCTATCTGGCCGATGCGAACGCCGGCTACGTTCCGCAGCCCCGCGGCATCTCCTTCTACAACGGCAGCGGTGCCAACAGCCAGTTCACCCTGGCGACGGCCAATGCGGACACGATCATTCCCCCGGGCGGCGTGGCGCTCAAGTCCATGCTGGGCTTCTACTACCGCAACACGAACCCCGCTGGTGGCGCTTCGATCCTCATGACGCTGACCAGCAACTTGGGCCAAGCGCTCCCTTTCGCGACCATCACGATCGCGGCCGGGGCAAGCGGCTGGTTCCCGCTGCCGGGCCCGTTGTGCGGCACGATGCTGGTCCGATGCGACACGGCAAACGCCCTCCTTCTCACCCTTGTGGGGCAGAACTGACATGACGACCATCGCGCTCGCCGGCATGGGCGACAGCCTCACCGCGCCATACGGCTACGGCAACACGCCGGCCGACACGCACCTCTACCGTCTGGTGGCGCTGCTCCGGGCCAAGTACCCGGCCATCGGCTTCATCATGCGGGGCTACGGCATCGGCGGCAACACCACCGCCCAGATGGTCGCGCGCTTCGGCGCCATGACCCAGTACGAGGTGCCGAACATCGGCATCCTCTATGGCGGTGCGAACGACGGCAACGGCGCCACAACGGTGAACGGCACGGCCACCACCACCAGCGTGCCGCTCCAGGCCGGCCTGGGCACGCTCTACGGGGCGGGCTCCTGGATCCAGGTCGCCGGCGCCAGCGCCCAGGTGCTGTCGGTGTCGGGCGACACCCTCACGCTGACCGCCGCCACGGCGCTCGCCAGCGCGCCCGCCAGCGGCGCGGCCGTCGCGATCGACACCCGCAGGAACCTCGCCCAGATGGGCAAGCTGCTGCTGGCCGCCGGGTGCAAGCGGATGCTGGTGCATGGCCAGCACATGAAGAACTGGGCCACCGGCCAGGGCGGTGACACGCTCACGACCGAGGAAAGCTACTACGCCTCCTGCCGGGTCGCGCAGCAGGGCGCGGTGGCCGACCTGGTCACGGCCGGCGCCGATGCCGTCTATGTCGACAACCTCGCCGCCATGCGGGCGCTCATCAGTAGCGGGGCGGAAGCGGCCAACTCGAACTGCTGGGCGCCGATCCTGAACAACCAGCACCTGAACTGCACCCGGACGCGGGCCGATGCGGCCGGCCGGGCCGGCGGGCACGACGTGCTGGCGGCCAACGCCTTCGCGGCGCTCAAGCCAGTCTGGCTCGCCGGCTGATAGCAGATAGGCGCTCCGTGCCCACAATCAACGGGCGCTCCACCACCCGGTAGAGCGCCCACCCCACCAAGTTACAGGCCACCACCGCCACGCCGACATACGCGACCGGCGGCAACCACCCTACTGCCTTGTGCAGCGCCGCTAGAGCAAAGCCGTGGAATAGGTACGTCGAGTAGGACGCATCGCCTGCCCGCTCCAGCCACCTAGGAGCGCGGCTTTCACCAGTGCAGCACCATACCGCTGCCACCGTCAACAGTGCAGCGGGCCAACCGGGATAAGCCGCTGCGACGATGAGCAGCACAATCGCGACGCTGACCCCACCCCGACCCCGGTGGATCCACAATCCGATGACGAAGAAAATGATGATCGGCTGCGTGTAGAAGCCAGCAAGGCCACCCGATGGCAGAACCGCGCTTATCATCACCAGCCCAACCAGAGCAGCCGTGATCGCCGCTCTCCGCGCCGCTAGGGCAGCGAACAACAGATAGAACAGAACCTCCAAGCTCAGCGTCCAACCCTGAGTCAGAATAGGCGTGAACTGCAGGCTGCCATCGTGCTGCATGGGAATGAGCAGAACCGAGCGCAGGATCTCGCTGAAGAGGTAATGGCGGCCACCAATCAGGATCGACGCCGCCGTGGCGAGCCAGTAAAGCGGAGCGATGCGGCGAAACCGATGCCAGAGAAATCGGCTCGGATCAGCGCGCCGCATGATGAAACCGCTGATGACAAAGAAAACCGCGACGCCAAGCCATCCGATGTGCCATGCAACGGGAGCAGTCCTGGCAGGCAGTCGGTGATCTAGCCCCATGCTGCCCGTTGCATGGTCAACGATTACGAGTGAAGCGGCGACAGCACGCAGCGCTTGAAGGTGAGACAGCTTGGCCGCCATCGGGTCAGCTTACACCAAGCACCACACGCGCCCCATCGAAAGCCGCCTGCCACCGCGGGTCCTTGCGATCCGGGTAGAGCCGATCCGCCGCCTCAGTGCAGCGCCGGGTGATTGTTTGGTCGTGGAGCGCGTCGGTGTGACGGGGTATCCAGATGATATCTTCGTCAGATTCAGGCATTGGCCGCCACCGTGGCGGGGGTGGGTGGAATGCGAACCGGTGCGACTTGCCGCAGCGACAAACCGTCCTTGATCCGCCGGACGAAAAATTTGGCGTTGCCCTGTCGCTTATCCCATCCCCAGCCGATGCGGTTGTAGCGTTGCTCCCAGCCGGGCATTTCCGCACATGCAAGGTCCATGGCCGCAATCATATGCTCGCGGTCGCAGTCGAGTATCACCCTCACTTCGCCACCTCCCCGCCCGTGCTGGCCGGCGGAGTAAAACGATGGCGCCAATGGGTGGGCTGGTTCGCTCGAACCGCTAAGGCGCCCCAGACACGCTCATCTCGACCTGCGCTCCAATACGGGCGCGGACGCTTGGCGTACTTGTCGTCGTTCCACTCAAGATAGCCATCCGTGCCGCCGAATAACGGCCACCAGCCGATTAGCTGCTGATCCTTCGGCGCCGTCGCGATATCCCGCCACCCATCGTCAACCGGGCCGGGCTGCGCGAGGGCGCGGATGGCGTCCGACACGGTGATACGCGGATCGCTGTTCTTCAGGCGCTCGCCGTCGAATAGATCAACGGTTCTGGCCCGTGCCGCCGCTTCCTCGATCGCCTCACCCCTGATGCGGTCGCGATCGGCGGTGAGAGCGGGTAGCGCGAGGATGGGTCCGATACCTTGAAGCATGACCTCCGTGTTGACGGAGTGAAAGTCGTCAGCGCATCCATACGCTTCCGCCAAGATAGCGCGAGCCCGCGCTTCCGTTGCTGCATCGGTCATTGGCGCATCTTTCCACGAAGAATGTTGGTAAACTTGCGTTCCATGGATTGAACCTCGAAAATGTAGCCCGGCTCATCTTCACTGGCGTCGTGATGCGTCACGGACATCGCTGCCTCCGCAAGACGCCGCACGACCTCCTGAAACCTCCCCTTGGGCTCGCGCAAGCTATTCATCACCCTTGCCCCCTCTCGGCTACCGCCGCAGGGAGCAGGGCGAGTAGGTGATCGCGCAGAGCCTTGGCGGCTTTCCACATGTCAGGCACATTGCCGTGCAAAGTGACTAGGTGAGCGTCACTCGCTGCTTGCCTGATCCCTTCCACCGGCGCCCGGTTGCTCTGCTCGGATGCGAGGAGGGCGGCTTCGGCTTGTTCCTGTCCGGTCGCATAGCCTCGATTGAAGCCAGAGAGCGCTAGATCGTTCAAACGCGTTATTTCCAGCAGCGCCTCATCCCGCTCCCGTTCCGCCTTCTCCGCCCGCTGCTCGGATGCGGCGAGGGCGGCTTCGGCGGCGACAAGCTTGATCGTCACATCTTCAAGCGCCACGTATGATGCTCGATGTATCAATCCAGCCTTCTCCGCCCGCTCCCGATGTTGCGCTTCGGCGGCGAGGCGGTCTAGGGAACGGGAGATTTCTCCTTCTAGCTTAGCTTTCAGGTCTTCGCCTTGTTCTCCAGAGGCGACAACTGCAAAATCGCTGTCTGACCAAGATCGAAGCAGTTCTAGCATCTGTTCGGCGGTCGCCTTGTTCGTCACAGGCGCCGCATCAGGGGTGGGGTCAGGCATGGGGGTGCTAGTCATAGGTGTATCCCAAACTGCCAAGGTTGCTGACCAGCATCGCGCAGCTTCTGCGATGCCGTCTGAAGCATGTGTTTGAAGCGCGCACGTTCCGCTTTCACGATATCCGTGTCGCGCCTGATTCGACCGCTGTTGCGAAGCAGTGAGACGATCAGCTCCCACGATGGTGCGTCTTTGTCGCGCAGTGGAGCGGGAACGATGATGTGCTTCTTGCCGTCTACGATCTCGATCAGCCCGGCCCAATCCGGCACCTCGTCTTTGCGAAGCAGACCAACTGGCGTGACGTAGTAGAACCGATCGCTGAATAGCCGGCTCTCGCGCTGCTTCTCATGCGTGTCCCGCCGGAAATCCGCTCGCGATACCTTGATCTCGTAGGCCGTGGCCGCGTAGCCCTTCGACTGCCAAGGGGCGATCGTCCAGAAGTCGCAGCGACGTGCCCCGGAGGACATGGCCAACTCGCTCGCCCAGATCATGTCAGGCGAGCAGTCGTATATCAGCGCTTCCAGGATCGCTTCAGCCGCCGTCAGCACCACCTCCTCCGCCGCGCTCGCGGGTGCGGGGGTCATACAGGCGTCCTTGTAAGTTCGAGCCGGTAGCCGCGCTTGTTGAACCGGAGTACGGCACGATTGCCATTCTCGTAGTCAGCCACAAGCTGCTTCAATTCGGCTTCTTCGAGTTCGATGAAGCCGACCGCTTCGACGGGGTCGCCATAAGTAGTTGGCACAGAGTAGCGGCGCATAATATCGCCCGCCTGCGCCTCGCCAGTGCAGGACATGCTTGTGGCCTCCCAACTCTTGGGCGTTCCAGCCGGGCGAAAGCCGCTTTGATAAAGCCCGCTCATGACGCGGGGTCCGTGCGGAGACGGGCGCGGACATTGCGAGCGAGATCAGTGTCGAAGTCGATGCCGGCAGCAGTACGACGGGCAATCCCTTTGCCAATCATGCCGCACGCACAGGACCACATCCAAGAACCCCATCCGTTCGGGTTACCAAGCAACAGGTCGCGTTCTTCCTGTGTCAGCGATGCAGCTATTGTGTCGGCGTCATCTTCCCGCCCCACCAGCGCTTCAAGGTCAGGCTGGGTCATGCGTCGACTCCGATTGCTTACGGACCGACGCTAAACAGTCTCCACACAGTGTGTCAACATTTTATTGACCTACGGCCTCGACGAAGTCGCGCTTCAAGCGCTTCCAGTCGCAGCCAATGAGCAGTGAGGCACACCCGACTCGCAGATCCAGCGTCGCGCCGCCACCGGTCTCGGGAATGCGTGTGACCTGCAGATAGTTTGGCCCCGCCACTTCGGCCGGCGCGGTGCGGATAAGCGTGTCCGTTGATTCGATGATCGCCGGATTATGCTCCAACACCCAATGCAGCGCCCTGCCCCACTTGGCGGTGCAGTCCGTTTGGTCGGCACAGGTCGGCATGACAATGGCCGCGGCAGCGAGGGCGACGGGGAGAAGCACGTGAGGGTTTTGCCATGGCAGGGCCGGATCGGCAAATGAGCCGACACTTTCAACATTGTGTTGACATGAGTGAGTCGGCGCGGTTAGGTTCGACGCATTGAAGGAGTCGAGCGATGCTTTCCGACCTGATCGACGAAGCGGTGAAGAGCCTGGGCGCGGTGGCTACCGTGCTGAAGGACGGACCGCGACATGACGACGCCGTCGCGCTTGCAGGCATGGCGGAGCGGATCAAGGCGATGGGCGTCACGCCGGATCTCTTGGCGGCGCGCGAGATGGCAGCGGACGGGCTGTCGTCGTCACTGCCCTACGGGATGGAGGGCTTCGTCTTTGATCTGATGGGCGCCGAGCTGATGCGTGGCGGACCGAAGGCAATCGCTGCGGCTTTCCGTTCTGGACGCTTGGATCGTTCCAAAGAAGTTCAAACGATCCTCTCAGCGATCAACCATGGTCGGGCGCAGCGAGAGACGCCGGATCGGCTGACGGTGACGATTGATGGGCCGCAGGGCTCGGGCAAGACACAGCTTGCCGATCATCTGAACCGCCTGGGCTGGCCGATCAGGATACGTCCTGCCTACGAAGCATCCGGCATCAAGGTTGATCCTCGTATCATCGAAATTCGCGATGGGCGCAGCTTCGATGTGCGCGCCGACGAATTCTTGGAGGCCTGAGCGTGGACCCCTACCAGGCCCTCGGTGTCGAGCGTGACGCCTCGCCCGAAGCAATCAAGCAGGCGCACCGCCGCGGCGTTCAGCAGCACCATCCCGATAAGGGCGGAGAGCGTGACGCTTTCGAGCAGGTGCAGCGTGCCTACGTGATCCTGTCCGACCCGGAGCGTCGCCAGCGCTACGATGAGACAGGCGACGACGGCAGTGTCCGCCCGCCCACCGAACTCGAAGAGGTCGCGCATCTGGTGCTCGGCGCCTTTGACCGCGCCATCGCGCAGTCGGCATCGTTCAAGCGCATTGATATCATCAAGAAGATGGTGAATCTGCTTCAGCAGGATCGCTCAAAAGGCGAGGTCGCCAACCAGCAGGTCGCCAACGCGAAGAGCGATATGAAGGAGATGCGACGGAGGCTCGGCTTTACGGGTGAAGGCCACAATCTGATCGACGCCACGCTGGCGCAACGGATCGCCGAAGCTGATCGACAGACCGACCTCAACATCGCCGTCATGGCGAAGCTGGATCGCGCAGTGGAGCATGTTCAACTCTACGGCTGGGAGGTCGATCCCGTCGAGGAGAAGAAGTCTGTCAATGGCTGGTTCGACGTGGACGCGGCCTTTCCGAATATCAACTTCACCGACGTGGGAGCCTGAGCGTGAACGCTGGCTACCAGACCTTCAACTCGGGACGCCGCTTCGCCCGTCAAGCGATGAACCGTCCCGAAATCAAAACCGACCATGCCCACCGTCGCGAAGGTGACGAAATCGCCTGCTCGTGCGGCGCGCGCTGGTCCTATGGCGAAAGGCACCCAACCGTGACCACTACCATCGTTTCCGGCCTGCCCTTGGATATTGGTGGGCTCGCTGCGGAGATTCATGCAGGGAACATCGCCGTAGGCTGGTGGAAGACCGATCCCGAGACAGGCCGCACGCTTCACCGCAACACCGGCGAGATGCTGGCGCTCGTCCACAGCGAGATCAGCGAGGCCGACGAAGGCTTCGAGGGCGGCCTGATGGATGACAAGCTGCCGCACCGTCGCATGGTCGAGGTGGAACTCGCCGACGTGGCGATCCGCGTACTCGACATGCTCGGCTTCTACCAGTGGAAGGGCTGGTCCGATCCCGATGACGAGTACCGCGGCGGCGTGCTCGAAGTGCCAGGCACCGACGACTGGCACGCCTGGTGTCGCGCGATGCACCGCCAGACCACCAAGGCGCTGGAAGGCTTCCGCAAGGGCTCGAACGTGATTGGTGTCCAGAGTCTCACGTCGCTGCTTGCCCTGGTGGACCTCTCCGCCGGCACGTTCAGTTTCGACCTGACGGGCGCGATTGCCGAGAAGCGGCAGTTCAACGCCACCAGGGCCGATCATCGGCCAGAGGTTCGCGCCGCCGCTGGTGGCAAAGCTTTCTGAACAGTCTCAACATATTGTGGATTGAGCAACATGGACGCACAGCAGCACAAGCACTACGTCGCGCACCGCGCCAAGATGACGTTCAAGATCGAGGAGCGCGAACGTGGTGCGCGTCTCGGTTTCTTTCCTGTTGATGCCAAGTCGTGGCGCAGCAGCCGCACGGGTCAGAACACGAAGCGCAGTCTGACCTTCGTCCCCACCCGAAACTCCGATCCGGCTTACCGGAAGTCGATCTGGCCGGAGGGCAAGACGGTCGGCGCGCACAACCGCTGCCGGGAGCGGGTGGTGGAGGTCGCGACGGTAGCGGCTAAGGTGAAGCGTGTGCGGAAGCCGAAGGTGGCGGCTGTGGTCGAGGGCATGAAGAAGCCCCGCGCCAAGAAGGTGACGGCGTGATGCGCGTCGCGGTCGCTGTAATCCTCTCTGCCGTTGCATTGTGCATGGCAGGTTACGCGAATGAGGACGCCAACTATCCGCAAGGGTTTGGTGCCTGCATCGTCGCTTTTGCAGCCTTGCTGCTTGCCGCGGGGCTGATCCAATGAGCCGCCTCCGCTGGGAACCGCTTCCCGACGAGATCACCGAAGGCGAGCTGGCCGCCATCGCGTCGGCATCCGCCACGGGCTGGATCGAGCCGCCGATCTACGACTGCCTCAAGCCCGAGCCGCCACGCCCCTGGCGCACCGTGCATCTGCGCTACCTGGAACGCCGCGGCATGGTGGCGGAGCGCCGGATGCGCCGTGACGGGATGCTGTGCATCCGGTTGCAGGGTTGGGTGCTGGTGTACTCCCAAGTGCCACGAGACGCCTTCACCTATCGCCCACAGACGGTGGCGGCATGACCCGCCTCCCCCAACTCACCGTCATCGCCTGGCTGTTCCTCGTGATCGCCAGCGGCCTGCTCGGCGCGGCGCGGCCGGCGCGACGGTGGATCGTGCTCACCCCCAAGCAGCAGCGCATCGGCGCGGCACTCGTGGCGCTTTCCGCCGTGGGCGAGGCGTCGGTGCTCTGGTGGGGCGGCTTCTTCGAAAGGATGATGTGATGGCTGATGCAGCGTTCTTCCCACCCGGCACGAAGATCAACGTTGTTCCGGGTACCGCCCCCACCGTTTACCTCGCCGGCCCGATCGCCGGACTCAGCTATAAAGGTGCCACGGACTGGCGCGACCAAGCCATCGCGTCGCTCGCCGAAGCGGGTATCCGCGGCCTCTCGCCGATGCGCGCGAAGGAGTATCTGCGCGGCGCGGAGAAGAAGATGGAGCACCCGTATCCGGTTGGGACGCGGGTACAGGTGGCTGGCCCGGACGGAGGCGAAGGCAAGGTCGTCGGTTTCGGCGAAGCGAACGTTTCCTACTACGTCGAGTTCAGCGACGAACTGGGCGGCACCGCTCACTGGCATCGTTCCAAAGTCGAAGCCATCGACACCCAGGGCTTCTCCGCCACCTGCGAAGAATACGGCCACCTGTCGCCGCTGTCCTCGCCCCGCGGCATCATGACCCGCGACCGCTTCGACGCGACGCGGTGTGACGTGCTGCTGGTCAACCTGCTCGGCGCCGCCAAGGTTTCGATCGGGACGGTGATGGAAATCGCCTGGGCTGACCTGAAGCGCACGCCGATCGTCGCCTGCATAGAAGCGACGGGCAACCCCCATGAGCACTGCATGGTGAACGAGGCTGTGGGGTTCCGCTGCACGTCGCTCGATGAAGGGCTGCATGTGGTGCGGAGTATCTTGTGATGGACGAGGCATGGAAGGACTTTGCTGCCGATTTCGACGGCATGACCGACGAGCAGATCGAGGATGAGACCAACCGCATCCGCGATGAGGTCAACAAAGGTGAGCGCTGGCTGGAAGCGGTCGCGTCCTGGGAAGCGGCCGGAAAACCGCGGGGGACGGAATCATGATCCAGCCCCAGCACGACTTCACGCCTGGTCGATGGGCATTAATAGCTCGGGGTAGCTACACCGATCCGCTCGACGTTCATGTAACGGACGTGCTTCTCGTTATGAGCACCACAGAATCGTTGGTGAAAGTTGATAGCAACGGTCTTACTCGGCAGTATCGCAAATCACAGATTGTTGCGACGTTTGCTGACCGTGCTGACGCTGTGGTGCTAGTCAACAAGATCGGCGGCATTCGAGGTGAGATGAAGCGGCGTATCGCTGCTGCAAACGATGCGGCGCAGAAGTCACTCTCTGCCATTCTGGCCAACACCGATGCCTGACTATCCCCGTTACATTCCGAAGCCCGAAACGCTCTGGAAGGACACACCCGAAGTCCAAGCGGCGCGACACCGCGACGGCTGGGCGGATTTCCACCGGGCTTGCGCGCACGGGAAGCTCTTTTTCGACCATGTCGAACGCGACGGTCGGCAGTGGACGGCGGCGGCCTTCACGGCGACCCGTGGCGAGCGCTGCTGGGATTATTGGTTGGTGGCGCAGGCGAAAGCGTCGGGCGTGGCAGAGGCACTGGAAGCGGCGTTCAATGCGGCTGGCTGGGACATACCGTTGGCGCGGGTGGGACTGGACCGACTGCTAGGGCGCGGGGCGGTGGCGGTGGAGTCTGAAACCGATGAATTTGAGGAGCTGCTAGGATGAGCATACTCACGGACCTCGGGCCCGGTATCCCGATCAGCGCATCGGGCATTACGCTCACCGCTTCCAAGCGGCGCCGGCCTCCGATCGGCCTGAGCGGTTACGCCGGCACGGGCAAGACCGCCGCGGCGCTGCTGATTGAAGCCGAACATGGCTACAGGCGCCAACACATCGCTGAACCCCTCCGTCGGATGCTGGCGTCGCTCCTCAAAGACTTCGGCTACAGTGACCGCAACATCGCGCGCATTCTCACCGGCGACCTCAAGGATGGCTGGGTGATCCCGGAGATCGGGCGCACGTCACGCGACCTCCAGATCACGCTCGGCACCGAGTGGGGTCGCGAGCAGGTCGGACAGGATCTGTGGGCAAAGCTGTGGATGCTTCAGGCTAACCGAGCCGGCGGCGCGGTGATGAACGACAGCGTGCGTTTTCGCAACGAGGAGGACGCTATCCGGGACGCGGGCGGCTTCACCATCCTGATCCAGCGGCCAGGTGCGCAGCCCCGAGCGTTCAAGTGGAAGCGTTTGGGACCGCTCCTGTATCGCTGTTGCGGCTTGATGTGGGGCGTGCACGATAGCGAGCGCGTGGACCGGCTGCGGCCCGACCACGTCGTAGTGAACGACGGCACCCTAGCAGATCTGCACGACAAGCTGGAAGCAATCATCCTCTCCCATTGACGGGCCCAAACTCTCAACATAATGGTGACAGCTATGAGCGGCATTGGACACAACTCGGACAACGTGGCGGCGGACCAGCTCCGTCTTTTCGTCGAGCGCATTGAGCGCTTGGAAGAAGAGAAGAAGGGGATGTCGGATGACATCTCGGATGTCTACAAGGAACTGAAGTCGCAGGGCTATGACTCAAAGACGGTGCGGTCGATCATCCGTCTGCGTCGCATGGAGAAGAACGCGCGCGACGAGGCTGAAGCGCTGCTCGACACGTACAAAGCGGCGTTGGGCCTCTGACATGAATGTCCGCGTCCGTATCAAGTCGGTGAAGGATCACGCGACTTACGCCGCCGTCGCCCGCCATCTGCGGCAGGCAGGCTTCCACCGTCTGAAGGAACGCCGTCACGACGGTTCTACCACGGTTCGTTGGGAAATGATCGGCAACTGGAGGGCACTCGAAAATGGCCGCCACTGATTTCGGGCTTGCTCGACAGCGGCTGGAGCGCGTCATGGAAGGCGCCACGCTGCAGGACGCCTACTCCGCACAAGCTTACGAGCCGATCGGGGACAAGCTGCGCGCCGACCTTCGGGCGGTGCTGGAGGAGTTGGATCGTCGCCATGGATAAGCGCGGACCGGCTTTCACGGTGCTAGGGGTTGGTATCACGGCGGAACAGCGCGACGCGGCGCTAGCGGTGATGCACCAGCCGTTCGTGGCGATGCAGGTAGAGGGAGCGTTCATGCGGGCGGGTGTGCCTCGCGCGGAAGGTATCGCCATGCGCGCCGCTGATCGTCTTATCCAATCCGAGCGCAAGGCTGGCCGTATCAAGTTCCGCGCTGGTCAGTGGTGGCCCACCTCCGCCAATGTCTGACACTCCGCTCGAAGCCCTCCTCCGCGCTACCAGCCTCACTCACGGACGCATCGCCCTGGATGTTCACGATGGGCAATGGGGCGCGTCGGTCTGCCACTTCCAGGGCGAGATGACGCACCACATGGGCACCTACCATGGCGATCCCGTGGAGGCGCTGCGAGCGGCGCTGATCGAGGATGAGCGGCGGGAGCGGGACAGGCAGCGGCGTTATGACTTGGCGCCGCGGGCCGGGGCGACGGGGGCAGACACCGGCTGCGATCCGACCGACGAACTGGCGGATTTGCTGGGATGATCGTACCTGTGCTGCCCGCCGGCCCGTTCGGCGTCATTCTTGCCGACCCGCCATGGTCGTTTAAGTCATACTCGGGCAAGACAGGAACGCCGCATCGTTCGGAGAACGATCACTATTCGACGATGTCCCTGGCAAATATGCTGACGCTGCCAGTGGGTGATGTAGCTGCCAAAGACTGCGCGCTCTTCATGTGGGTGGTTGATTCGCACCTTGATCAAGCAATTCAGCTTGCTGCTGCATGGGGCTTCACCTTCAAAACCCGCGCATTCACATGGCGGAAGCTGACCTCCACGGGCATCCCGAAAATCGGGATGGGCTACTGGACCCGAAAGCAGACCGAGATGTGCTGGTTGTTCACCCGCGGCGCACCAAAGCGTCTCGACAAAGGCGTTCGCGAGATCATTGACGCACCGCGCCGCGAGCACAGCCGCAAACCCGATGAGCAGTACGATCGCATTGAGGCGCTGGTTGGCGGACCTTATCTTGAAATGTTCGCTCGCACGAGCCGCCCAGGCTGGGAGGTTTGGGGGAACGAAACCGAGAAGTTCGACAGCGTAAACTTTGACGACCTCCTCGGAGGCTCTGGCGCGCCTGACGACTTCACCGCTTTGCTGGGCTGAGTTTCAACATAATGGAGACAATGGGATGATTTTTTCTGCCCGCCGCCTCATCACCCGCGGCCTCGAAGCGGCGTTCCGGCGCACCAGCGAACTGTCACTGGCCCTCACCCCTCGCCTGGAAGAGGTGTTCACCGGCGCCGACGAAACGGGCCTACATTTCGACCTCCGCGAAGTGCCCCGCTTCTCGCTGCGGCTCTACCGCGAGGACCAGCCGCGGCGCGTGCTCGCCACTGCCACGGCGCGCGAGCTCGTATGGGCGTTGTAAGGCGCCGCTTCGCTGCAGCGCCTGCCCCGGAGCCTCTGGTTGTCGGTTTCGGAACGGCGGCCGGTATGCTCGGGTGCAGCAAGCAAACCCTTTACCGCATGGTAGGACGCGGAGATTTGAAGGCTCTGAAGCGCGGTTGCCGGACTGTGATCGAGCTTGCCGCGCTCAAGGGGTATGTGGCGTCCCTTCCAGAAATGAAGCCCACGCAACCATCATAGGCCGGCGGACCTCTAGCATGTCGTGGCGTGCATAAGCCGCCCGTACCTCATTCGGATCAAGATGAGCCAACGCCTGTTCGCTCAGGTGATCCGCATATCCAGCGTGTCGACTCCACTCCTTGAACGTTGATCGAAAGCCATGGGGAACCTCGGAGCGACCGAGACGCCGCATGGCCATGCGCAACGTGTCAGGAGAAAACTCCCCGCCCTTGACCGTGAACAGGCGATCGTAGTCGTGCGCTGCCATTGCGGTAGTGACGATGCGGACGGCAGCCTGAGACAACGGCACACGGTGAGCGCGACCGCTTTTCATATCTCCGGCTGGCACCAGCCAGACTCCGCTGTTCAAATCAAATTGCTCACGCTTGGCGCTTCGCATGTTGCCCGGCCGCACCGCCGTCAGCATCAGCAGTGACAGGGCCCAGCGGACCTCCGGCGCGCTGCGGCTGTCGTGAATTTGGCGATAGAAGGCAGGCGCTTCTTCCCAGGGAATGGAAGGCATGTGACGCACCGTGGCGCGATGCTGAGGCTGTCGAGGTAGCGCGTCTCGCACAAGATCCATGTCGATGCGATCCGCGCGATGCTCGTTTCCTACAGCCCAGCGCATGACGCGGTCGATACGCTGGAGCACCCGGCGAGCTGTCTCAGGCTTCGTAAGCCAGATGGGGCTGAGAATCCCCACAACATCGGCTCGATCCACCGTGTCGATGTATTTTCCGCCGATCGACGGGTTGGCGTAAGTCTCCAGCGTTGTCCGCCACTGGGCGATGTGCTTCTCGTTCTTGTACCCATCGGTCCGCGCCGCATGAGCAAGTCCGACCGCCTCGGCAAATGTCGGCTTGAAACTGCGAAATGCGCCTTTCTCCGCGTTCTTGGTCAACACCTCCTGCGCTCGGGCCCTGGCCGTCGCGAGCGACATTCGGGCTACGGAGCCGATGTTCACGTCGCGCCGCTTGCCATCCACTTGCGTGCGCAACAGCCAGTACTTTCGCCCCTGACCATCCACACGCAGATGGAAGCCACTGCCGTCCTGGTCCGAGTAGCGGCCGGGCTCATTCAGAGCCGCCACCGACTTCACCGTCAGCTTACCCACAGCACGACTCCGCTACCCACGATTTACCGCCTTCAGGTGGTGGGTTGCATCTTGATCGCACATGACCCGATGTCAACATTATGTGGAGCGATTCGCAAAGTGAAAATTGCCGTTGAGGAGGTGCGTAGCCCGTCCCCGTCAACATAATGAAGACGATATATGCTAGATTTCTGCCACTCTCAGCGGGCGAAACTGCCTCAGCAGTAATCGGGCAAAAAATGCCGGTTGGCGGAGAGGGTGGGATTCGAACGCAGAACATATTATAAGGCATTACCCACAATTTTTGCCCACTTAGAAAAACACGATTTCCGACCACGGGATGACGCGATGGATCGCATGAACCTGCCGGTTGGGCACTTGGAAGCGCACGTCGGGATTGAGCTGGTGCAGTTCGACGTAGCTGTCTGTGCGGCGTACGAACTGCTTGAGCAGAGCGATGTGCAGGCGGCGCTCCTCCGCCTCCGGCTCCTCCTTGACAAGCTGCACTACCACCCAGTCGCCGGAGCGCGGTGGCCGCTTCGGATCGACGTAGGCAGGCTCCCCATCGTCGTATTTCGGTGATGCTGAATCCCCAGCCACGGTGATGGCGTACACATCGCGCTTAGTCGCGAGTGATGGCGGGCGGCGTAGGTAGTCTACCTGATTGTCCAGGTCGAGGCTCATCCGCTCCACGAAGCGTACCTCGCCGTCGCCATCGATTTCCATTTCGCTGGCCTGAGCCGTACCCACGAGCGGAACGTCGCGATGCTCACCGGCCGCTCGGAACGGAAGCACATTGCCTCGTCCGCGGGGCGGCTGGATGGGGCTCTCATCGTAGAATTGTGCCGGAGTGTAGCCGATGGCACCCAGCACTTTCTCCAGCGTGCCGCCCTTCGGATCGCTGCCCTTCTTCTTCAGATCCCCGAAAAACTGCCGACTGACGCCCGCCTCCTGCATCCATTTGTGCAGAGACCAACCCTCCGGCTTCAACGCCACCAGGGCATCGTAGAGAGGGGGATTCACAGGCTCGCTCATGGCCAGGGGGCTATAGAAGCGTGCTGCGACCCGTCCATACACAGACCGATCTGTGTTCGCTTGCACTATCAGAAACTCCCCCTTGCGAGCGCAGATAAATCTGATAGCGTCGTTTTGTTCCGCAGGGAATCACTAAAAACTCAGGAGACACGATATGCCGGCCAAGACGTTTCGCGACATCTCCGCCATTCACGACGGCCGCTGGCAACCGGATCGCAGCGGCGACTATGCTACTGATTGTGCAGCCGGACGGGAGATCGGTGCCGAAGTGGCTGACCTGATCTCCTCGACCGGCAATCCGGCCTTCTTCGGCACCATCGCTCGTGCGATTGCAGAGGCAGGACAATTCGACGGCATCGAAGCCGGTTTCTGCTCGCACATCGGCATCTTGATCTGCGTGAACGGGCCTCATGCAGCAGATGGCTTTGCTACGATGACGCCGCCCGCAACCCGGTGAATGGAACGAATCGCGTTCAGAACAAGCCGAGCAGCCGCTTGGTGCGAGCAGTGAAGTCGGGAAGTCCGATCACGCCGCCATTGGTGATGCTCCGCCAAGCGGCTGGATCGTTCTTCTCGGCTTTCGCCCAGCAGCCTCGGCTCTGCCAGTAGAACGCCGCAACCAACAACGACGGGCCAGGCTGCGCCATCAACTCCGGATGCGCAACAAATTGAACTCCCGTGTGGTCCTGGGCAGCTTGGTAGTTGCACTTGAAGGTCTGCATGTTGGCGCCGCGGCCCTTGTAACGCGCACCGTCGCCGGGGTTGGTGTTGCCGTATTCCGGCCTGGCGTAGACCCGGTTCGGGATCGCATCGGGGTCCGTCCGTGCCGCAGCGATCAGCGCCTGTGCGTCGGCGAGGCTCTTGATCCGACCACCCTTGCCCGGCCCCCAGTTGTCCAGCAGGTTCTTGGCCGTGTAGCCGGAGAAATCCTCCTCCCAAGCGGCGTAGTTGCCCGTCTCATGGCTGACCTCGGCGATGGCGAAGCAGATCTTCCGTGGCGTGTCGCACCCGTACAGCGGAAACGCCGTGACAGCCGACACGCCGAGCTCTGCGCTGCAAGTGCTCGCGGCGCCGGCCGCGTAGGCGAAGAGCGCGCCGTAGGTGAGCTTCCCCATCGCGCCGTCGATGCGGCCGCACGGGTAACCCGCCTTCGTCAGCGCCGTCTGAACCCGAGTGCCGTCCATCATCGACTCCACACAATGTTGAGAGTTCAGGCAAGCATTTCGGGCGTCACGGTGTATGCGCCCACCTGCCCGTACTCGGCGTGGTAGGTGTAGGCCGTCGCCTGTCGCTCGCTCAGGTAGCCGTGCCGCGCCGCATAGGCGTCGCGCGCTGCCAAGGTGGGATGCTGCACGACCTTGACGCCGGGGAACTCCTGCACCCGCTCATGGTGGCAGTGCCCCATGTGAATATAGCGCTTCGTCGTTTCGCCCCACGCGACCGAAAACTGCGCGGCGATGAGACCGGGCAAGCCTTCGAACTTCTTCAGGTGGCCATGGTGGAACCAAAGCGCCGTTTTGCCATGGCGGTGCATGTAATAGGGCAGCGCGGAGTCGTTGACGATGACCCGCGGCTCGTTCTCGTAGAGCGCGCCGAACATCACCCGAAGCCATACCGACGACGCCACGTCGTGATTGCCCTCCGCCATGATGATGTGGACCGTCTCGTGCCGGCGGAGCGCCATATCCACGATCGAGCGGAGGATGCGCAGCGACGCGACGACTACCTTCTGGAAGCGAGCGTCCGCGTCGAGCAGGTGCCGGTTCGTCGGCGTCACAGCATCGAGACCGTCGAAATGCAGCCAGTCGCCCAACTGGTTGATGACGCAAGTTGCGGCGGCCGGCGACGAGGCGATCATCTGCTGGAAGCAGCCGGTCAGTTCCCGCTCGGCCGTCTTGAGATCCCAGTTGGCGCCGCCTTCCTTGTGCCAGGCCAGCATACCAACATGGGCGTCGGTCATGGTGTAGAGGTTGCACAGGTGTGGAAGGCTGTGGGCGGGCGCTGCCACGGGGTTAAGGCGGGGGAGTTCGTCCGCCATGGCTGCAAAAGCGGCGCGAGCAGCATCTGCGCGGCGCTGATCGTCCAGCTTCGTCTTGACCCACTGGCCGCGCTGCTGCCCCTCTCCGTCGAAGTAGGTGCTGACCCCCTTCACGACGTAATGATCGCCTCCGTCGCGCGCAGGGCTTTCGCCGATCCCGCCTCCGTCGAAAGGGCTGACGGGCGCTTCACGGACATGGCGCGCTTGAACCTGCCCAGCTTGGTCATAGGACGTGCTTACGCCTCGCACCTCGAAACCGGGCGCATTGTCGTTCGGCGCCTCGGCGTCAGCGCGTGATTTCCGCAGCACCGCCGCGATGCCGCGCTCGATCGTCCGCTGGTTGATCTGCAGCACGCGGGCGGCGGCTGCTTGCGTGCCGTGTTCAAGGATCGCGTCGATATAGCGAGCCTGGGCGGCAGTCGCCCACAGCTTCAGTTCAGGGCTGATGCTCAACGGTCGCTCCGATCTCGGGTGAGCCTGGCGCGCGCTGAATGATGACCTGCGGCGGCAGGGGCTGAACTGCTTCAATGCGGTCGCGGAGTTCGATGCGGTCGCGCGACGCTTTGCTCATTGCGGTAATGGTGTCGTACTGGGCCCTGAGTAGGAAACTGAGCACGCCCATCAGAATGAGGAAGCCGGTTCCGCCGAGCCATCCGAACAGCCCCCAGATGCGACGGTTTTGAGCCGAAAACTCGGTTTTCATCTCGGTCAGCTTCGCGTGGATGTTCTCGTAACGCTCAGCACAGACATCTTCATGCGAGTCGATGTCGCGCTGGGCTTGTTCAGCTTTGGCGCGCGCCGCCAGCGCGACAAGAAGCGCGTCGCGAGAGTTGGTTGCAGAAGGGGTTAGGTCATCGCCGATGTCGCTCACCGAGCGTGTGCCTTCGGGCAGTTTGCGACGACGGGCTCAAGTTCCCCCAAGCGCGCGATGCGAACCTTCCGTCCGGCGTAGAGGATCTGATAGCGCTCGGCAGCGTCAGTCGCTGCCTTGAGCGCCGCATCGCTGTCCGGGTAGACAGGCGGCTCGGCCATGTTGGCGGGAACACAACCTGTCGCAATCGGCGTCGCCACTTCCACGGCGGTGAGCACCGGTTCAGGCAATGGGGCAGGAACGTGCGCGCAGGCGCTAAGAATGGCTGCCGCCGTCATCGCTATCGGAATCAGGCGGGTCACACTCAACCCCTCGGAGATGCAACCGCCACCGCCATCGCCATCGCCGATCACTTCAGTTCTCCCACGATACGGCGATCCACATCGCTGACGCGGTCCACCAGGGTCGCTCCCTTCGGCTTGACGGCCATGAAGGCGGCGGCGGCGTTTTCTGCGGTGACGCGCGCGACATGTTCTGAGTCGTAGCGAGCCTGCACCGCCGCGACCGTGGCGGCGTCACGCGCAGACTGCGCCTTGATGGCGGTGTTCTGCCGGCCGATCGCGGCGGTGCAGGTGGCGGTGTTGCCCTCAGCCTGGGTGAGGCGAACGACGTAGCCCGTCTTGGGATCGTTGATCGCGGTGTCGAGCTTCACATTCGCCGCGGTCAACGTTCGGTTCTCCCACCATTCGCCGCCAGCGATGCCTCCCATGGTGAGCGCCACGGCGCCCGCCAGCACCAACGCGACTTTCTGCGGGATGCCGGTAAAGCCTTCGATGTCTCTCAAAATGCTCACGATTGGGCTCCCGCGGTGCCCGCACTCGGCACCTTGTCGAGCAATGCTGCCAAGTTCGCGTCGGCCTGCGTGTTGCCCTGGGGCGAGTTCGGGCGCGCCAGCAGTGTCGCCACGCTTACCAGTGCGGTCAGCAATCCGCCGATCCCCAGAGCCTCTGCATACTTGCCGTGGTAGGCGAGCCACGCTGCAACCGTTATGACATAGGCCATGGTTCCGAGCGTCGCCAGGAACGCCCAAAAGCTGTGCTGCTTATCCATGGATGGCAGCTATATCAACATAATGTTGATATTTCAAGGAACGGCAGTCCGCAAACCATGGCCTGTGTAGGCCGGCGGATTTTGAGGGTCCGGATACGTCGTCGGCGGAGTGTAACCGCCCCCGGTTGGCGGAGCGGGATTGCCGGGGCTTGAACCTGGATCGGATGGGTCCGGCTTGATCCGTACGCGACGGGTGACACCCATGAAGGAGCGGTAGCCGTCGCGTTTCGAGTAGAGCGTCACGTCAGCCTGGATTTCAGACCCGAAGGCGCTTGACGGAAGGGAATAGGTCGTGCCCGTCAGCCCATCCGTGGTTGACAAGACACTGCCGTCGCTTGTGCTCGTAAGCACAACAGTGGTGGTCTGGTTCGCCTCTGGCGCGATGGTGCCGTCCGCCCACCGGACGACGACAGTGTCCTCCATTAACCGGTTGCGGTTGCTCCAGCTTATGTCCACCGACGTGGGCGCCGAAGCCGACAGGTCAACGGTGCCGAACGGCGAGCCGCCAACCACCACGTTCGCCGGCCGGTTCGGCATGTAGGGGCGCGCGCTAAGCACTGCGCCTTGAATAGGGGCGTCGGACGGGTCGAGAATACCTTGAGAGGTGACCGTCAGGAACTTGTAGTTGACGGACTCACCATCGGAGTAACGCTGATCGTCTAGCAGCGTCGTGCGAACGTCGTAGAACCAGATGGGGGTGTCGGCAGCCCATGCCCGCGGTATTGTGTCGAGAACCCCGCGGGAGATGTGCCAGCCGTCCCCATCATCATAGGACTCGATCAGCGCAATCTCTTGAGAAGCCTCGTCCTCGCCGATGAAAATGAAGCCCGCCACGTTCGGGCCAAGGCCAGATGTGATCGGACCGAAGGCGGCGATCGTGCTGGTTGCCTCTTCGCCGAGAGGTGATGGCAACAGACTGTAGCCGAGCAGCGATCGAGTGCCGCGCACCTCCGACACCTGTTGCCCGGTCGGCAGCGTGCTCACATCCACGATTTCGAAGAAGGAAGCATCCGTGTTGGACGACGCGCCAAGGATCGCCGTCATGACCTCGGGGTAGCTGATCGCCGCCGCGTCGGCCGCAGAAAGCACCCGCGAGGAGAAGAAGTACGGTGAGGTGATGATCTTTGCGTGGTTCATGGGTGACGGCGGTTGCGCGCTGCCCGTAAACCCGGTGGTGGGCGCGGATGTGAAGTCGGCATCCTCCAGCGAGAAGATGTCTTGGAGCAGCGACACGGTGATCTCAGGCGACCCGATCTTGCCGTAGTCGATTTCAACCACTCGCATGATGAGGTTTTCGAGGTCGTACTCGGGCCAAGTCACTCGGAGCACGCTGCCGGGCTTCAAGTTCCATGATGCTCGATCAAGCAGCGCCTCCACGCTCGCCAAGGGCGCAGATGATTGGCGCACGTCGCGCACGCCTAGCCGGGTGGCGAGATCGGCCGTTCGGACCCCGTAATAGTTACGGCTGTCGGAGACCACATCGCCTTGCATCGCGATGTTGCCGAGATCCTGCTGCGTGACGGTTTCGTCCTGCTCGTTAGACGGGTTCGTCCAGGTGACAACGATCTCGTTGACAGTTTCGCCCCAGAGCTTGCGCTGGAAGCTGTCGAGCACAGCGTTGTCCGGCGTGATGAGCGGCAGTGTCGTCACGTCGTAGTCGTCGCGGAACAGTTTCAGGGTCAGCTTACCCGTGTCCGGATCAACATAGAGTGCGCCCTGCACATGGTCGAGTACTTCGCTGATGAAGTCCTCAATGGAGGACTCTTTCGTCCACACCATGGAAAGCCCGAAGCCCTCATGGTAGAGCGTGACCGCTGCCGCTTCGAAGCTGTCCTGATCCACCAGGGCGGGCACGCCACCCATACCCCAGATCGGGTTCATGAGGCATTCGAAGATGATGTGGGACGGATTAGCGTCGGTGCCACCTGCGTTGCCCATCGTGATCGACACCGTGTTGCCGATCACCTCTACCGTCACGCCGTTCAGGGTCACATAGTCGTTCTCGACTACGCCATCATACCCATTGACGATCGCCGTCGTGCCGGAATGCTGGTTGCCGTCATCATCGGTGGTGAAGGGCTGGATCTCGATCGTGGTGCCGTCCAAGATGATCGTCTTGGTGCCGTCGCTCGCGCTCACGGTCAGGCTGGCGCTGTGCGTGCCGATGGTTGTTAGGTGACCATCCGCCAGCGTGACGGTTGTTCCGGCCACCGTCGCGACATAGCCGTTGAAAGACGCCGCGAGCTGGTCCGCCACCATCGCGTAGTCGGGATTGAGGCCCTTGGGCGCGCGCCGACCCTGAATCCACACGCTCGGCAGGTAGGGTGTCGCACCCCAGTAGTAACCGAGACCCGGCGTTATTGACCCCACGAAATAGACGCTGCTCAGCCCCCGGTAAGCCGGCGACGAAGCACTGGTGAGGCCCCTGCGTCCAGCGAGGCCCGCAGGCATGATCTGGGTGGGGCCGCCGGGCAGATAGTAGGCGATCCCGCGGATGCCGCCTTCCTTCTTCGGACCGCCGAACAGATACTCGTTCGTAAGCGGGATCGCCGTTTCGGAGGTGACGTTGCCCGACCAAGCTTGCCGCTCGCCGACATAGATGCCTGTGATGGCGTCCAAGCCCTGCGCAACGCCGAAGTGCATTGAGAGCAGATACTCGTTGACCTGCTGCTTGGCGCTGCCGCTCTTACCCATTTGCGCGTTCCGCCTTCACGTCCACCACTCGCTGGGCCAGGGCGTCGCCGGTGCCCAAGAACTTGGCTTCGTCGATCCCGTTTTCGATGAAGGCACGGAAATCAAGGCCGTATGCCTCGAACCACCGGCGCGCCCCAAAGGCGCAATAGCCTGCGTTGCGGATATCGTCGATTGTTATTAGGTTCACGCCTTCACCTCGTAGGTGTGGATCGACTTATCGGTATAGTCGAGGATATTTACACCCTTGATTGTGACAGTGCCGAAGATTACCGGAATTTCGCGGCCCGCCTCGGCGGTCGGGTTCTCCAAATCTTGCGCAGCCGGCGGCTTTGGCTGCTTCGGCTTCGGCATCAGCGCGACGCTAATTACGAACAGGGCAACGACAACAGCCAGTAGGAGAAGAAACGGCATGACCTGGAATTACCACATTATGTTGAGACTTAGTAGTAGTAGTTCACGAGCCCGATCGGATTGGTGAGCGGGATGCG